TTAGTGTTTTTGAAATAGATTGTTTGCAAAATCTTCGACTGCTTTTTCTTGTAGGCCTGGTACAACATGTGAGTAGGTGTCCAATGTGATACCTACTTTTTTATGTCCTAATCGTTCACTTACGATTTTCGGGTGAATACCCTGTTTCAACATTAATGTTGCATGGGTATGCCTTAGGTCGTGGAAACGAATATCAGAAACCCCACATTTCTTTATAAGCTTTTTCCAGAGCTGTGTCAAACTTCTGAAATTACAGGGGTTACCATTATAGGTTGGGCAAACTAAATCAAAATTATTATATCCATCTCCATACCGTGCTTTTTCTTCATTTATCCTCTGTAGTTGTTCTTGAAGAGCCTGCAAAGTAATTTCAGGCAGAACAATTAATCTTTTTCCTGAAGATGTTTTAGGTTCATGAAATTCTTTTGTGATATGAGAGAGGGAACGATTAACCGATAAAGTTCTTCTCTCAAAATCAATATCTTTCCATTGGAGCCCTAGGATTTCACCTTTACGCATTCCGCATGTAATTGCAAGAAGGTACGCAATATAATAACGACTTTCTTTTGCGTTCTCTAAAAAAAGAAGAACTTCTTCTTCAGTCCATGTATTTACCGTTCTCGCATCGGCGCCAGCAGTAGGAGGGCTAATTACGTCAGCAACATTCCTTTTTACAATCTCATGACGTACGGCATATGTTAAAGCTGTACGAACAATTTGGTGAATACTTCGAACTGTGACAGGCTTCATACCTTCAGATAAATCACTATAGAACTTTTCAAGATCCACGCCTTTTAATTTTTGCATTGGAATGTTTCCGAGTTTTGGTATAATATGATTGTTAATATGTTTTCGATAGTTGTAGTACGTGGTTTCCCGTAAATTTATCTTCCTGGCTTCAAGATATTGAAGGAAAAATTCACGTACTCTCATTTTTGTGGGCTCAATATATGAGCCTTCTTCTATTTCTACTATTCTTTTAGCCATGTCGGCTTGCGCTTCTTTTTTTGTTTTATACCCAGAAAACCATTTTTGTCTTCGTTTCCCTGTCTCTGGATCAGGCCCGATATCAATGATTATTGACCACTTTGTTCCTCTTTTTCGAATATGTCCCTTCACTGTATACACTCCTTCATCTCATATTGATTCATGTTGTGTAAGTCTAGTTGTAATTTTGCTGCTATGAAAATTACATAGTTGGACATATCAGCGATGGATATATTTTACCATATATGAACAAATTCAGTTATAGGATATGATTGTCAGTCGATGTTAAATAATAGTAGAATATTAGTAGATTTGGATAAAAGGAGGGAAGAACATGGGAGAATTCACAAAGGACCCTGGTGGTCATAGAGTTACTGATCCGGGCGGTGGTGGCTGGAGACACAATGAAGAACCAGGTACAGGATGGAAAGTAAGTCTAGACCCAGGAACTGGTGTATAACAAAGGGGAGAAACGAAATGAATATCTACATAAAAGACCCTGGAGGATGGAGAGTAATTTCTGATCCAGGTGGTGCAGGTGGAAGTCCGTTATCTTATGATCCAAGCGGTGGGGGTGCTGGTTATGAAAAGGGTCCTCGTGGTGGAATGGGTATGTATGATCCTGGAGCAGGTGGAGGATACATGAAAGACCCAGGTACGGGAATATAAAGAGCGAAAAGCACAGTGGTTATTTCACTGTGCTTTTTATTATAAGGTATGTGTCATTTAAGCATCTATTTCAGTTTTCATTCCGATTTCTTTTGCGAATTCTAAATAAATATTTCTACGTTCAGGGAAAAAATAAACGATAATCTCAGCCACCGCAGCCATGCAAAACGCTCTAATTGGACCAAAATGATCTGGGGAGAGTTTGGAGATTATTGGTTTAAGAGAAAGCGGCTTATCAATAAGATGAAAATAATTTGTGTCTTCTAAAGAATTATATCCGTGTGCTTCTTGTGATAATGAACTATAATATAACCTGATAAAAGGGTCTTCCTTCTCCAATCGTTTAGCTAATTGTTGTAAGGTTTGAGGGCCACCGTATAATGAATACCACTTTGGATTATATGGTTTACCACTTTTTCTTTTTGTATTTTTCCATTCTGCTACAACTTTTTTCAATAGTTTACTGTCTAAGATTTTTGAAATATGTATAAGATCGAATTCTATATTTTGTCTATGTGATTCTTCTAAATCTAGATGCTCACACCAATCGGATGCATCCAACTTTATATCATTTAGAAAACCAATATAATAGCTATAAGCTCTCCTTTGAATAAATTGTTCCTTCTGTAAAATGTATTTTAGAGCTAGGTATGTTTCAAGGGTAGCTCTAACCATTATTTTTAAAGGTCCTCCCAAATTATTAATTGCGGATATGTATCCACCGCAAGTTTGTTCTAACAATTTCCTATAAAGTGAAATAACTATTTTATGCTCTAATTTTAAATCATTTAGATTCTTCAAATCATCAAGAATACTTTCGGCAAAAACAATGGTTTTGTTTAAATTTTCTAAGTTACGTTCCATAATTATCTCCTATAGTAAAATTAAAATATCTCATTAATTACATGTGATATTGTTGTGTCTAAATTAAATAATGAAAAAGAGAGCTAAGTGCTCTCTTTTAGTTGGTAAAAATATGTTAATTTTTACCGTTGCGATTGGAAAAGATTTCTACTACAATCGACTCATAACAACTCTTTTTTTTCGTTTAAGAACTGAGTGTAAAATTTGAGTTGCTTACAGAACTGTTCTCGTTGGGATTCATCCAGGCCTGCGAAAACCGTTTGAATTTCATCGAGAACATCTTCTAATTGCTTTTCACTTTTCGCGAATTTCCGGCCCATCAGCGTATCGACAGAGATATCAAAGAATGACGCGATACGGTCTAACGAATCTAAATCGGGCTCATTGAAGTTTGTTTCTAGATTACTGATTTGACTTCGGCTCAATTGAACTTTATCGCCAAATTCAGCTTGTGTTAAAGAACGATTATTTCTAAACTTTTTTAAATTTTCTCCAAATGTATTCATGCCTTTATTATAAATAAGGCATTATTTTTAGACTATATATCCCAAATAATTTGGCGTAATTATTGGATAAGCTTAATTATTTGGTATTTGTTTAAAAAGCAACTAGAACAAACGTTCTTATAATGGTAAAATATTCTTAGTGAAAAAATGGACTTTTCGAAAAAACTTTCTCAACATGAATTGACTATAAATGGAATGAAGATTCTAAATCTTGTGATAAACTGATTTTAAAGAATAATAAGAACAAAAAAAGACTCACAGCGTATGTAAGTAGTGGTGGAAGCACTCTTACATCGTTCACCCAACTCACAAAGGGAACATCTGCCATAAGTCTTTATTTGGTTACGCATGTAACACCTCGATTATATCACAAAGATGTTCAAGGGAAATGAATATAAATTTAATTCATGTTGAGAAAGGTGAATTGTCTTTTGGTTCTACTAGGAGGAACATAATGAAGAAGTTAATGAATGAAGTATTGGAAACAATCAATTCTAACAATTTGAGCATTCGAAAATTAGCTACGGAAATCGACATTAGCCGAACTACACTTTGGAATGGCCTTCACACGAACCATGAAATGAAGTTAGAAGCATTTATTAAGTTGATGAAGAAAATGTATACAAACCCCAAAGAAATAAGAATGAAAATTAAAACCTTTATTATGAAATGCACAAGTGATCTTAATGTTAGAAAAGCACTTTGTTACTGCCAAGCATCAGGAGAATATGACGTTCTTCATTTTTTAGTAAGAAAACACAAAGAAAATGATGATTTGAAAAAGTACATTGTGATTTATGAATTATTTAATAAAAGAAATCAGAATGAAGCGCGTGGTCGGACATTAGAAAATATGATTTATGATCTTAATGTTTCAAAAGATGCGGAATGTAAGACACTTATAGAAATGTTGTTAACGATTTGTATGTATGATTCTGCAAACTATAGCGCTATGATTCCACATGCTAATAAAACAAAGGGATTATTACCTAAAATTAAAAATTCGCTAGTACATGATTATTTGCAAATGCATTATTATGAGCGTCTAGCATATGTAGAATTACTTAATAGCAATGTTGAACAAAGTCGTACTGTTTGTAACAAGATATTACAATCAGATTTAGATTTACAATTCATAAAAGCGACAGCTTTGTGTTGTTTAGGTGAGTCATATATTCTTACGGATGTTTTAAAGGCAGAAGAGTACATTTTAAAAGCTATTGATCGTTTAAAGGATGTACCATCTTTTCAACAGACACGAAAATACAAGGCTTTTAAAACTACTTTAGCGTTTATTTATATAGAATTTGGTTTCAATTTAGATAAAATTGATTTTTCGTGTATTGAGGAAGCGGATGTAGCTTTTTATGAAGCGAAATATGGTGATAGAGAAGTAGCGAAAAGAATACTTAAAAAGATAGAAAATGACAATGACAAACTATCTCCATTTCAACTGTATTATCTCTCTTATGCATATCCAGAAAAAAATAAAGAATATTTGAATAAATCGTTGGAAGAGTTCGCTAAAAATGGTAATATATTTTATATAAAGGTTGTCCAAGCAGCCATAATGAAAGAGATGGTGAGTTAATTGAAAAAGTTTATTGCAACAGTTTTATGTACGCTCGCACTAGGATTTGCACTTCAAACTTCAGTTGATTTAACTAAGGTTCACCAAACAAAAGACCAAAAAGTATCAGAACATTATGCAATGGACCCAGGAGGGCTTAGAGCTCCTACTGTACAATATCAGCAAGTAGACCCAGGTGGTCTATAAGTTATAAAAAAGACGCTACTTAATTGTAGCGTCTTTCGTACTTTATAGGGTGTCACATTTTTTGAAAAATGTCTAAAAATATGACGTTTGTGTTTTAATTCACAAACTTAAGGAGATATGGGGGAAGAATTATGGGGAATGTATTAGCGAATACATTATGGGAAATGTTGAAGGTTGGTGTATTAACAAAAGATGCTGAACAAAAAGAACAAGTAGAAAATATTACGGATATAATTAAAAAAGAAAAAAATGATTGTTAGCCTAAATGCTGACAATCATTTTTTATTTGGGCCCACAGCAGCCTTCATCATATCCAATAACATATCTTGTTTCTCTTTTGGCATTTTTTCTAACACATCAATTAGTTCATTGAATTCTTTTCTTAATTCAGTATACTGAACTGCATTTAACTCTGGATCGTCAGATCTTCCTAATAAAAAGTCAGCTGATACATTCAAGACATCTGCGATTATAACTAGAAGTTCATTAGAAGGAGAACTATAACTAGTCTCATAATTAGAAATTGTGGTTTTATTCATTTTAATTTCTGCATTCATTTTCTCTTTAATTTTTAACGCTAAGCCATCTTGAGTTAAGCCACGTTTTTTTCTGGTTTCTTTTATCCTCTGTCCCAAAGTAGTCATAAAATCACCCCGCTAATATATATTCTCCAAATTAGAAAAAAATAATTGGCTAAATAAAAGTACAATTAAATTGTACTTTGTTTGCAATACTTTTGCATTAGTTTTTTCAATGGTTTTGTTTTAGTTTTTGTATTTATGAATAAAAGTACAAGAAACTCAAATAATATTGTTGACAATCCAAATTTATTGGACGTATAATGAATACAAGAAGTCCAAATAAGTTGGATTTTAGGAGGTGTCATCGTGGGAAAGAAACGACATAATTTAATCAATGCTCGCAAACGTAAAAAATTAACACAAGAAGCATTAGGAAAGCAGATAAATAAAAAGAAAACAGTAATAAGTAATTGGGAAACAGGCTATGCGACTCCAACACTAGGTGATGCATTACAACTGGCTCAAGTATTAGAGGAAGATGTTTTCATTCTTTTTTTAGGAACGTAAGTCCAATTTTCTCAAACTTATAGAATGAGAAGTACAAAATCACTTGTTACTTATATTTTGAGAGGAGCAAAAGAAAATGACTATCGAAGAACAAATCCAACAAGCGGTAACAAAAGCAATTCAGCCATTAATGGAACTTCTTCAAAATCAACAGTCGCAATCGAATCATCAAAAGCCGGTACTTACATTGGAAGAAGCGATGGAGATTCTGGGAGTAGGTAAGAACAGAATGTATGAAATTGTTAAGACTGATGGTTTCCCGGCATTTAGGGAAGGAAAGCGTTGGATGATTATTACTCATAAATTTTATGACTGGATGGAAAAGCAAGCTGAAAAAATCGTATAGGAGGGATTTAGTGGAAGGGATGTTGGTTGAAAGCTCACTTAGCCTTTTTATCATAGCGGTGGTTATCGTGTCAGTCGTGGGTGGTGCAGCGTTATTTGATTCATTCGAAAAGCTTATCAACGAGAACGAACAGCTGAAGCAAGAAAATCAACAATTAAGGAAGGTGAAAAGGATATGAGCATTACAGCACCAGTTTTACAAAAGGACATACAAAAGAAACAAACGTTAGATTCATTTTTAAAACATTGCGAACAGAAGCAAATTGAAGCATTGAGAACACATGATGAAAAGTTATTGCGTGAGTGGGTAAAGGAAGCGCGCCTGGCAAGGAGAGAACTTGCGGCACTGTATCGAGCGAAAGAAAAGCACGATACGGAACGTGATAGAGATCGTAAAAACATTCTAAAGGTGATTAAGCGGTTAAAGAGTCAGGGAATAAATGCGGATTTGGTAGAAAGAGCGCATTACATAACTCTTTGCGAGGGGGTGAGTTAGATGATAGATAACCCAATGGCGATGCACAACGGATATGGAAAAGCGGATCCACAAGAACAAATGATAGACCATCCAGTTGAGGATGTATTAGGGAATGAAATTATGCCAGGCGATGAGATTTTAATCGCACCAGATGGTGAAGTAGTTTTAAGGGATAGCATTATGGATTACATGATTACGCAGCTTGGATTTGAGAAGAAAACCGCAGGGGAATAAAAAAGAACCCACGGCAATGGGTTCCCTTAAACAAATTTAATTAACAATATTTTATCACAAGGAGGAAACAAAATGCACGTTCAGTTTAAATCTTTGTCTATCTTAAATTTCAAGAATCATTCAAATTTACAAATTTTATTCGGTGATATCACTTCCATTGCAGGTAGAAACGGTGCAGGTAAATCAACAATCGCTGAAACAATCACTTGGGTATTATTCGGTGCAGATCCATTCGGAACAAAGCTTGATCCAAAGCCAATCAATGATGCGGATGCAGAAACAGTTGTTGAGCTTTTAATCGATGTAGACGGAAAAGACATCTTAATCGGTCGCAAACAAAAGAAAACCGCAAAGTACTTTATTAATGAGGTACCAAAGAAAGCGAAAGAGTTCGAAGTTTGGGTAGAAGCACTAATTGATAAACAAGCATTCTTGTCGCTGTTCAATCCTAGTTATTTCAGTACACAACATTGGCAAGCGCAGCGTGAACAGCTTCTCACATATGTAAGTGAACCATTAAAAGCAGAAGTATTTGCTGAATTACCTAAATTGCGGGTTGAATTACTCGAACAGAAATTGAAAAAACATCCACTCGAAGACTTACAAAAAGTGCATGCAGAACGAAAGAGAACACATGAAAAATCATACGAACGTGCAAGCGAGCGCGTTATTACCTTACAAGAACAACTGAATAAACAAAAAGAAGAACAGCCAGAAACAGATATAGAAGCCGTTAAACAAAAACTAGCGAAATTACAGGCAGAACGTTCCGCAATCGATGAAAAAGTTCGCGCATCACAGAAACAGCAATCTGCATATACGCAAATACAATATCAAATTGAAGGTGTTAAGCAAGAAATTGAAAAGCAAAAAGAAGTGGTTTTTGCTATCAAAGCGGAACAGGTGCAAGAGTCTTGCTATACATGTGGACAGGCGTTGCAAGGTGAAGCGCTAGATAAAGTAAAGCAAAATCGAATTGATCGTTTTGAACAAGCAAAACAACTCGGGAAAAGTATGGTAGCCAAACACAAAGAATTAGCGGAACAGTTCAAACAATTATCGCCAGTTGAAGTGGATGTAACGCAAACGAGCGAGCTAGATAATCAAATTTTTTCACTAAATGCGATATTAAAACATGTCCATAGTTTAGAGCTTTTACAAAAAGAAATCGATGAAGCTACAGCAACGAAAGAGCAAATTCGAAAAGAGAAAAATGAGTCCATTGTATTGCTGGATGCAATCAAGGATTTCCGTACGAAACGTAGTGAGTTAATGGTGAAAAAGATTCAAGCGTTATTTAAAACAATCGATGTTCAGCTGTACGAAACACTGAAAAACGGTGAGGAACGTGCGACATTCGAAATCTTGATGGATGGCAAGCCATATAGCCGATTAAGTACTGCTGAAAAAATTAAAGCAGGCTTGGAAGTAATTGAAGTGTTGAGCAAGCAATCAGAGCTTATAGTTCCAACATTCATCGATAACGCTGAAAGTATTTTACATTTTGAAAAACCAGTTGGCCAACTGATTGTGGCACAGGTTCAGGATACAGAATTTACGGTTCAAGCAAAAACAATTGAAAACAAGGAGGAAGTAATCAATGGCTAATCAAGTAGCAGTTTCAAATACACAAGCGGTGGTAGGAAGTTTCACGCAAAGTGAGTTGGATACATTAAAAGGCACAATTGCAGCAGGTACATCAAATGAACAGTTCGCTTTATTCGTTCAAACTTGCGTAAATTCTGAACTGAATCCATTTTTAAACCACATTTTCTGCATTGTGTATGGCGGTAAAATGAGTATTCAAATTTCTGTTGAAGGTGTGCTTCACCTTGCGCGACAAAAGAATGGCTACAAAGGAATTGATGTTCAAACGGTTCATGAAAATGATGAGTTTGATGCAGAACGATCAACTGAAGGGGAATGGGTTATAAAAAATCATAAGGTGAAATTTCCTCGCGGGCAAGTGGTCGGATGCTATGCAGTAGCGCAACGAGAAGGATTTAAGGATGTAGTTGTACTGATGGAAACCAATGAGGTGGACCACATGAAGACGGGTAATAACAAACACATGTGGAACAACTGGTACAACGATATGTTCAAAAAACATGTAATGAAACGAGCTGCAAAATTACAGTACGGTATCGAAATTAATGAGGATGAGTCGGTTGGTTCTAATCCAGTAAATCAAGTAGATTCTTATCAGCCAGGCGCAAGGGTAGATATTACTCCAACACAGCTACAAGTGGAAGAAGGCACAGCGGTGAACCAAGAAGAGGAATTGCAAAAAAGGTGGGCATCGATCAACGAAAAACTGCAAGGTTACAACATGACGAAAGACGACCTGAAAGCAATTATCAAAGAAAAATTTAATGTGAAGCCAAACGATTTATCGTTACAACAAATTGCAGCTCTTTCTAAATTTATCGACTTAGAACATGCGAATCGCCAGAAGGAAGAAGCGATTGAAGTTGAGCAGTCTGGAACGGATTTTGATATGGATATTGACGAATGAGGAATAAATCAAAGGTGCTTCTCTCACACAAGTTGTGGGAGAAAGCACAATCAAAAGATGAATTAAAACAGTCGATTGCACGTTATATACAAACGGGGTATCCAGGTTATCGAATAGAGAAAGTGATTAAGGAAAATGAGTCTTACATTGCGATTTGTGAGAGGAAGTGAGTCATTTGAACAGCAAGGTGCTACAAATTGGACAAATGAACTTCCGTGGAAATGTGATAGATCATGGTTGGTTTAAAACAATCACATTAGACAACGGAAAGCCATATGTAATTGCCATTACCATCTTAGGGGAAGTTGTTTATTGGTATAAACCAACAGAAATAAGGGATGAAGAATCAAATCAAGTAAAGTACAAACAGAAATTCAAGGCAGATATGCTTCAAAAGAATTATCAACAGCTTGCTGATTCATTTGGTTTTACCAAAAGACAAGTAAAAGATGCATGTGATTATTTGAAAGATAGAAGCTTGATTCGTATTGAATTTCGAACGGTAATTGTAAACGGGACAAGGTGCAATAATGTGATGTTTATGGAACCTGTCCCAGAAGAGATACAAAAAATATCAATCTTGTATTGGGGAAATGGTAACCCTCCTACGTTGAAACGTAATAGCCCTCCTACGTTAGAAAGTGCTAGCCTATTACGTTCAAACGTACCACCCTCTTACGATAAAACGGAGGAGCCTCCTACGTTAGAACGTAAGACAAATACAGAGATTACTACAAATATTACTACAGAGAATGTAAGTAGTAGTAGCAGTCCTAATTGCTTCAATTTTTACGAAGAAAATTTCGGTATGATTAAGCCGTTTGTTGCAGAGGAAATTGGTCACTGGATAGATGATTTAAGCGAAGAAGTAGTTATCGCTGCTATGCAAAGAGCTTTACGAAAAAACAAGCGATGGAATTATGCAGTGGGTATTTTAGAAGATTGGGCTAATAACAACATTCGCACATTAGCTGATATTGAATCATCTGAAGAAGAATTTCGTCGTAACGCAAATAAACGAACAGGAAAAGTAAAAGGCGGTGGATCGAATGGGTCAGTTAAAACAGGTAAATCAAGTGAAGAGTTCTTCAGTAAATACGATTTCTCAAAAAGCTAGGAAGAAAGCAGTGGAAATGTTTCAATTTTCACCGAATCGATGCCAAAACGTTTTCTTGGTAGGTAAGAAGAACATAAAAGATGTGTGCAACAAACGCATGCTTATCGATAAAGAAACAGGAAAAGAATTTTGTCCGCAATGTAAAACAGTGGAGAAAGAAGACCAGCAATTAGCGACAGAAGCACAAGAAATGCATGTGAAAGAGAAAGTCCTCAAGTTATTTAGAGGATTTGAAGATGGTAGCTTAATCAACCAGAAGTTAAAAAAGGCAACGTTTCAAAATTACGTACCGCCAAGTCAGCAGCTTCATGCAGCAAAAGAAGCGTGTGAGCAGTATGTACGAACGTTTAATAAAAAAATCGGAAAGAATATCATGCTTGTCGGTGATTACGGAACGGGTAAAAGCCATTTAGCAGTATCGATGACAAAAGAACTAATGAAACGCGGTATAAGTGCTTGCTTCATTACAGAAGAAAAGCTCTTTACCAAATTGAAATCCACATATAACCGTAAAAGCGACATGACCGAAGATGAATTATTGACAATGCTTTCTAAAATCGAGTGCCTGGTAATTGATGATCTTGGGGCTGAAAAGGAACCAGATGATGAAGAAGAGTTAAAAAAGCATAAGTGGGCAAGGAAGAAAATGTTTGAAATTATCGATAGCCGAATTGGACGGCACACGATTTATACAACAAACCATTCCGTACAAGCTTTGTTTGGGATATATGACGAACGGATATTCAGCCGCATTTTTGATGATGAAACGGAAGTTATTGAAATGAACGGTAACAATTATCGATTAAGAAGATTCGAAAAGGAGTGAAGAAAATGTGCATGACATGCAGTAACACTGGTGTAGTTCATAAAGAAATTTATCCTGGGATGATAACGGTTGAGGGTTGTAATTGTGAGGTAGCAAAGCAGCAGGGAGCAACGCAAAAAGAAAATTGGAATGCTTGGATACAAAAATTTGAAGGATGGAAAAGGGGGTTACTGCATGAGCAGCGTGTCGGTTGAGAAAAAGCGTGAGTTTATTGAATGGTTCAAAGAGCATTACAAAATGAAATGGAGAGAGTGCCTTTGGATTCTGGAGTATTTACTGAAAAATGAAGGGGCATTAAAAAGGGTTCATTTTGTAGAACGAGTTAAATTCGATAAACCAATTTCATTGTTTATGTCTACGCAATGCACAAAAACAGTACCATTTAAGTTTTATAAAAACAATTTAGTTTCTGAGGATCCAGATAAAGCTTTTGATCAGATCCGTTTTAATCAAAAAGAAGCAATTTTTATTGAATTAAACTTTGCTGATAAATTCAGATATCCATTATTCATTGAGGTATTAGAAGGTGAAGTATCTGATGAAACAGAGCTACCTTTTACCGAACGATTGGAATTAGCACAGGTAGTTAACGACCTAGAGAAACTCGCTAAAGCACAACTTATTGATCATGCACTAGATACAAGAAACGAAGAATTGTTCCGTAAGTTGATTGCAAATTAAGGGGGAGGTGGAAGGATGGCGGTCCTTTACAAATTCAAACTCACAACCATTTTCGAACACTGGCCAAATGAAGAATATGTAGTAGCGGAAACTGAAGGAAAGGCAAGATTCTTGTATTGGCAAAAGTTTAGAACAAGATTTCTAACAATGCCAATGGTTGAATTCATGAAGTTTGTAAAGTGCGAGAACGAAGGTGTTTTTGATATAAAACGGATGTACAGTGCGGAAAAAGCTTTTAAGAAGATGCAGAATTTCCGCAACCTCCATTTTGCTTACATGGGTATGCGAGTAAACGTAGCTGGCATGTGGGGTACGATCGTTGGAAACTGGAAAACTAATTTGTTCGTTTTGTTCGATGGGGAAATTGAAAAGCACAACTGTCATCCTTTTTGGGAAATTGCTTACTACGATGATGAGGGTAAAGTGGTGCAAAACTACCAAAAAGGAGAATATGCGGTATGAGCGAGCAGAACGGTAACTATTCAAATATTGAACTCGAAATGATGCTTGATGCAATGAAAAAGAACTTACCGATACAAATCAAGTATCACAACGAACTTGCAAAGTTATATAAGGCTAGATTCGATGCATTGGTCAGAGAAGGATTTACGCAAGATCAGGCGCTTGAGATTGTGTTAGCTCGTGGGATTGACCAATAAATGTTAAAGGGGATGGATGGAATGCGGATTATGTACCGCGCTTGGGATAACGTGAAAGACAAAATGTATTCTGTTGGTGAAGAAGATGATATAAGTTTTGGATTTGAATCGAACGGGATTGTTGCGTATGACTTAACTGAAGCTGAAGAGGAATTTCATACATTGCACCACCTTCAGTACATGCAGTATACGGGTTTGAAGGATAAGAATGGTGATGAGATTTTTGTAGGGGATGTTGTTGACACGATTTACAATGGCGAGTTATTTACTGGGGTTGTTGTTTACGACGAATCGGAATTGGGTTTCAAAGCGACTAATGGAAAAGAAAACTATGGCAGTAGTTTTCAGTATTTACCGTGTTGTGAAGAGGTAGAAATCATCGGAAATATTCACGAAAACCCAGAGCTACTGAAAGGAGTTGAAGCGTAATGACAGATTTTCAAAATGGTGTTTATGAAATTACTTTACTGATCAGTGAAGCGAAAGGGGAAAGAAAATAATGAATATCGCAAAATTACGTGGATTACAAAGGATACTTGATAATCGAATTATTAAACAACATGGTTTAGAAGGTCAAAACTTAGTTACTAATTTAATTTTGGCACTACAAGTAGAAATCGCTGAATTAGCAAATGAAACACGTTGTTTTAAACATTGGAGTAATAAGGGACCAAGTGAAAGAGAAACCATTCTGACAGAGTTTGTGGATGGATTACATTTTATTTTAAGTATCAGTAATCAGTTGGATGTCAAAATAGAATTTCGTTGCGAAGATGAAACTGAAAAAACAATGGTCGGAACATTTAATAAGCTATTTTATTACGTAGGAGAAATGTGGGATACAGCACACAATTATCCAGACAGTAAATGGCAACTTGCAGATGACGTTGAAATAATTTTTAACTTATTTATGCAATTAGGAACAAAGGACCTGGGCTTTACTCATGAAGACATAGAAGAATCATATTTGGAAAAGAACAGAGTAAATCATCAACGTCAGGATGATGGATATTGAGTAAGTACAATAACAAGAAAGTTAAAATAGACGGCCATGTTTTCGATAGTAAGGCCGAATCGGATTATTACACGGGTTTAAAATTTCGCAAAGCTGCAGGTGAAATTTTAAGTTTTGAATTACAGCCGAGATTCACTTTGCAGCCAGCATTTATAAAGAACGGCAAAAAATATCAAGCAATTACATATAGTGCAGACTTCATGGTTTATTTGCCAAATGGTGATGTGGAAGTTGTTGATATAAAGGGTATGGTAACGGAAACGTTCGCGGTAAAGAGAAAAATGTTTGAGTATAAATACCCACACTTACAACTCATTCTTTTAAAGCATGTTATCAAGTATGGCGGATTTATCGAATTGGATGAGTACGACAAGTTAAAACGTGAAGAGAAAAAACTAAAAAAGGCTAAATAAAGGGAGCGGATCATATGTCATATATCGAATTTAAACCAACTTTAAAGAAAGTAAATCTTAAAGCAGATGGTAAGAAAGAAATCGTGTTGGAAGTATCGGATTCATCGTTAAAAGGTAAATTGGATGCTTTATCTGATCTGATTGATACAAAAGTGTTAATTGCATTGGAGTCCATGCAAGTTAGCTTTAACGTAACAATTAACACGAAAACAAATGAGCCAATCCAACAATACGAGGTAGATGATCAGGGGAATGTAAATGAAATTAAGCCGTCATTTGAGCAGTTAGAAGCTGACTTTGATATCCCTGAAGAAAAGATTCAAACTCGCGAAGAGAAAGAGCAAGCGGATCGTGAAATCGTTGATGAGTTCATTACAAGTGGTTTAGCACCAAGCTTTGACGGAATGCCAAATAAAATGCCTGAAATCGTGAAACGTCGTCTGGAAGGTGAGTCTTACTTGAAGCTTGCAAATGAACTTAATATGTCATCAGGACAAATTATTGAAGTGATTGATGAGTACCGCAAGCGTGTCGCTCCATTAGCGATTAAATGGCATGAATGGAAAGAGAAGCAGCCTGATGTATCAGAGCAGCCACAGGCAGAAGAGAAACCGAAGGAAGAAACAGAGACAGAAGAAACGGTTGTCACGGGAGAAGAACAGGTGCAAGAGGAAGAATCGAAATCTTCTGAAGAAAGCAAAGCTGTAGATGAGGATAAGCCATTTGATGAAAAATTAGAAGACTAATAAAAGTAGGTTGGTAGTATCACAAATTCGTTGTACTACCTGCCTTTCAATCTCATATGGGGTGATGGATTGAATAAAGCGGAGAAGAGTCAGGTCCGAATAGACATTATCAATATACAAGAAAATCATTGTGAGGGTTGTACGAAATACCCAGCAGTATTTACGAATTCATCAAAATTAGTGGGTTGGTGTCAAAGGAATTGTGAGATTGGTCAAAGACTAAAAAAGTTAGGCGAAAGTCTAATTGAGGGGAGAACGGAACATATGGCTGAACAAAAAAACTGGGATCATATTTGTACAACAGCTGAAAAGTTACGTAAGGCAGATAAAAAGAAATGGACTTGGGGAAATATCGCTGAACACTTGGGGGTAAATGAAAAGACTTTGTATCATCACATTTCTAAAAGACGGGAAGAAAAAGGAGCACTTAATAAACGCGTAGGTGCATCAAATATACCTCAGAATACAAAACCATCACCACGACATCAAAACAACGAAAAAACGAAATCTGAACCACCAAAATTAAATTCTGTAGTAGCTGATCATATCAAAAAAGCAGAAACGTTAGATGCTTCCTGGAAAGGACAATTAAATACACTCCTGGATGAAAAAGATGCACTTCAAAAAGAGTTAAGCGAAGTATCAAAAATGTATGAGGGGTTGAAAGGGCTAAAAGAAAAACTAGCAAAAGATTTCATTGCAGAAACGCAAGCTCGACTGGAAGCGGAAGATGCACTAAAGCTATCACAAGATCAGCTTCAATCTCGTGATGAGGATTACAACACATTACTAAATGAATTTAATGCGATTACGGAAAAGAATCATGAATTAGAACATGACCTACGAAAAATGCATATTCAAGTTGGTGCTGCAGAAGAAACTGCAGAAATGGAAAGAAAGCATCGTATTGAGCTGCAAGGAAAAACGCAAGCGCTTGGTATGGCGCTCAAAGTAGTTTTATAGGTGAACGGTATGAAACTGACAAAAGAAGAACGAAAAGAGATCACATACCAAATTGGTGATATTATCGACCAGAAATGCAGACGTTGTTATTATAATCGCTCATCCAACGAAAGCTTTAGTGTTAATGAATGTAAAGCATGCCCGACTGGTGATGAATTACGCCAGTTGGGTAGGTATTTTGATACACAACCAAAAAAGAACGGTGGGCCAAGAAAGAGAATTCCAGTTGGATTAACACCTGAAATCGTAAGAGGTTTAAATCAACAAGGAATCCCAGATAAGGAAATCAGCATTATGTATGACCGCAGCTTTACCTATGTTGGAAAGCTTAAAAAGAAGTGGGAAAGTGAAGGGAAATGGAAAGGGCCTACTAATATGAGAGAAATCAAAAGGGGTGGAGCGAATGCCTGAAATAGTTGATGTGAAAGCCATGTCGGATGATGAGTTTGTGAAGAAATATAAAAAGCTAGTTTATAAGTTTGTGTGGGGAAAGTACGGAGCAGTTTTGGAATCAATAAAAACTACTACTGGCTTAGATGTAGAGGATTTAATTCAAAGTGGCATGATTGGTTTGCTTAAAGCGAGAAGAGACTTTAACCCTGCATACGGGTGCAAATTTTCAACTTTAGCAATTCCTAAGATATATGGAGAAACTACAAGAGCAATTATAGATAATCAAAAGATCAAGGTAACACGAGACGTATTTTATTTAAAAGGCAGAATCCAAAGGGAAAGATTAACAGAAGAAAAACCAGAGGATATTAGTCAGCAATTAGGCGTATCTGTCGAGGAAGTAGAAGAAGCTATGCAATATCAGCAAATTCCAAGTTATTTAAGTGAAGTAATGTATTCTTCAGGTGGAGAGAAAGCAGAAATTACACTTGAGTCAAAACTTGTTGATGAAAGCTCGATACGTGAAACAGAAGAGATTGAAGAAAAGATGGTAATGCATTCTTTTAAAAAGACGTTACCAGATAGAGAGTTAATGATTTGGGATATGTACTCAAACCACATGTCACAAGGGAATATCGGGAAGCGTGTAGGGGTTACTCAAACTCAAATTAGTCGGATATTAAAACGAATCAACGAAAGAGCTGCAGCTTTTGGGAAAGCGCAGGAAATTGCAAAGTAGTACCAATTTTGAATTTTGTAGAAAAGGAGAACGAGGATGAGGATGAACGAGATAATTGAAGATGGCGCAAAATGTCCAACATGTCATTTAAATCATCTGTTGATATACCTTGATCACGATAGAATACGTACATTTATGTGTTCTTATTGTGGACATTATAGTTCCGACACAATAGAGATAAAAAGCGAATCAGATTTGCTTGACTGTTAAGAACTAAACAAAAGCGTTAATGTATTACAATTTGAATCTTATACGGAAAGGTGGAGTTATATTATGTTTTGGTTAGGATGCTTTTTAGGATTCATTGTAGGTTCAATGGTTACATGTACGCTAATGTATTTAGGTTTTAGAGCTGAAGAAAACAAAAAAGCAGTTATGCAAAGAAGTATGATTGATGAGTCGGTAAGGAAGGAAATGGAGCAATTGAAGGAGAGCAGGAAATGATGAAAAGTCCTAGCTTAACACGCTAGGACTTAAGGAAGTAAAGTTGTTGCAATTGTCGATTCCATAATACTGACTGTTAGGAACTTTCATAGTATAACCAATTATTAATTATAAGTATATATAAATTTTTAAAAATTCTACAGAATCGTTATTTTAATTGAAAAGGGGAATGAAATCATGGAAATAAAGAAAATCCAAATAAGAGGTGTGACTTACAGCGTTGGTGATGTTGTCGCCCTTATAGGTTATAACGAATACAAAGGATATACGGCGGTTATGAGAATAGATAAATTCAACCAGAGTGGTGGGCATATTGGTGAGTATCTGGATGGAGAAAAGATTTATACAGCCAATGCACATTATATTAGATCATTAGCAACTGATGATGAAATAAATGCTGAAATTGAAAGACGTAAGCGAGAAAATCTTTCCGGTGTTTTGTAATAAAAACTTCATTTTAATAGGAAGATGGGGGAAACAATGGAAATACCAAAGAAATGTCCGTTTTGCGGAAGTGATGTAGTATTTACATCTAATAAAGAACTGTATGGCAAAGAATATGGTAACGGAAAGTGTTACTTGTGTAGGAAGTGTAAGGCGAGTGTAGGTACTCACAATGGCACAACAAGACCGTTAGGAATAATGGCAAATAGAGAAATGAAAATACTTAAAAAAGCTTGTCATGATCTATTCGATGTCACTTGGAAAACCAAGATGTTAAACAGAAATGAAGCATATAGAAGATTAGCAATTTTACTGGGGATTAAACAGCAAGATTGTCACTTCGGACATTTCTCAACTGAGATGCTACTAAAGGCAATGGCCATTTTATCACAACCAAATTGGTATAGGACGGGGGTGGTGATATGAGTCTAACTTTTATAGATCTCTTCAGTGGTGTGGGGATGATGAGAATCGGATTAGAACAAGCCGGACATACCTGTATTGGTTTCTGCGAATGGGATAAAGCGGCAAGGAAAACATATGAAACTATGCATGAAGTTAATGTAGAAAGTGAGTGGACGGAATATGATATCAGAAATGCAAAAGGAACTACTATTCCGAGGGCTGATATTTGGACAGCAGGGTTTCCTTGTACCGATATTTCCAAAAATGGAAAACAAAAAGGACTCGCTGGAGAAAAATCAGGACTATTTACAGAAGTTATCCGGCTCATCAAAGAAATACCTGAACATAAGAAACCTTCCTACCTGCTCTTTGAAAACGTTGATAACACATTATCAGTCAATAAAGGATGGGACTTTGCCCGTATTCTCACTGAAATGGATGGAGTCGGGTATGATGCGGAATGGGATGTTATCACCTCAACAGAGGTTGGAATCCCTCAAAGAAGGAAAAGAATCTTCATTGCAGGATATCTTAGAGGATCAGGTGTCCGACGAATATTTAGTTGATACAGAAAAGAACAGCTGCATTTTAGAAGTAACGAAAGATTATGTGAAAGTAAGACAGGCTACTATACAAGGATATGATATCGGTGTTGTAGGTGATGCTATTAATATATCGAATCCTAAATCTAAAACAAGAAGAGGTCGCGTAGGGCACTCTGTAGCACAAACATTACTTAGATCCAGGGAACAATGCACGCTGCGTGATGGAAAACTATATTGGCTTACTGAAAGAGAATCGTGGCGATTACAAGGCATACCGGATGAATACTTTGATCAAGCAAAAGAAGTAACGTCACCGAATCAGTTATATGCACAGGCTGGTAACGGGTTAACGGTTAATATAGCAAGGTTTATTGGCGAACGGATGGGTTATGAGGAAAATTAGTATAAAGATTTCAATTATATAGACAAAGGGGATGGAGGGAAGTGAGAGCTGAACATGAAAAGTCACAATCCATATACAGATATCCCGATGGTGGAGTGATACGGTTGGAATATAAAAAAAGAGGTAAAGGTTTAGGCTATGCAAAGCATCCAAGATACAGGTTGTATTTTAAAGGAAAAAGAAAAATGATTGGAAGCTCTAGCTTACTTACTATGCAAGATGCAATACGGATTGGCCAAACAAAGAAATATGAAATTGAGAATTCAATAGAATAATCCATTTATAAGTAGATCGAACGGAGGGGAACCGTATCGTATGAATCAACCTTCTAGATATGTAAATGAAAAGGAAATACGGCCTTTCGTGATAGAAGAGTTACGAGATTACCGTGTGCTGAAAGTGAAATTTAAGAACATTCAAGAACGGACGGAATTTGGAGCAGAATTGATGTTCCCAGAGCTTAGAAAGAGTACGCAGGATGAAATAAGGTACAGACAATTAAAAAGGGCATTTGAAGAAGCGCTTGATGAAGATGAGCAAAGGGTGTTGGAAGCGAAATATATGAGCGGCAAAGAGTTGAATAATGATTATCTGGCAACTACTTTAGGCATGAAAGAAGGCAAGTTTTATCGGAAAAGGAAGTCTGGCATTATTAATTTTGCAAGAGCATTAAACATGATTTAAAACTGCATATGGAAGTTTTGGGGTACCATTCAGGGCAGTATTTTGGGCAGTGAATTGGGTACCTTTTTACATTGGAATCAGCGGTAAGATATTCCTACAGTTAATTGTTCTTTGAAAAGAGCATAATGTGGGGATAACGTATCTATGCGCTCATAACTAATGATCATAGCCCCTTTATCAAAACGTTACCGGAGTACGGGCATGGGCGGTAAAAATCCGCAAGAAAGACGAAAAGACCAATTACATTTATATATTCAGCCACGATGCATCTGGATCGTGGCTTTTGTGTTTCTTATTGAGCTCAGTAAAATTGCTGGGTTGATTGGTGATACAAAATATTTTTCGTGAAATTTCCAAAAATGTCATTTTCAATTTGTCCATTTTATGGAATAGGTGGTAGAGTATTCTTATAGGAATCTAGTAGCCAATACATAATTGAAAAATACATAATAAAAGGGGAAATAATGATGGCTAATAAAGTATCAGGGAAAATTAATTGTAAAGAATGTAAAAAAGAAATCAACTGGTATTATGTATACCCGAATAGTATTGATTCATATAGTTATGAAGTACATAAAATTGATAAGGATAAAACAGAGGCGACTCTGATAAGTAGTAGAAAAGATCCTAAACCACATAAATTTGGATTGTATTGTCGTGAGCATTACTGTGGAGTATATAATACCTTCTTATATCCAGAAGAAGGTTTGGTAGCAGAAGGAGAGAGAGAATGAAAGAGCAATCTTATGAGCAGTATTTATTTGAACGTTATGTTGAGGATCAAGAGTTTAGAAAAGCAATTATAGAATTTGAAAAAGAACTTGAAAATAGTAGTGACAGAGGGATAGCTTTAGTGTGTGGCTCGATAATAGATCAGTTATTAAATGAATTATTAAAAAGTTTTTTTATTAAATGTGATAATATTGACAAGGATTTGTTTAAAGGAAATGGTGTATTAGCAACATTTGATTCAAAAATAAAAATGTCTTATTACTTAGGACTAATATCAAAAAAGGAAATGGATAACATTATTTATTTACAAAGAATTAGAAATAAATTTGCGCATCAATTTGTGGATATATCATTTGAAAATAATGATATTGTTAATGTGTGTACACATTTTAAAATTCCTTTGAATTGTTATATGCCGACAGATTTTCCACTTCCCAATAAACAAACTGGCAAGTTACCAAAAGTAGAATTAAATCCTATAAAAAATAATACATCTGCTAAAGACAGATTTATATATACCTTTAAATATATTTATTTTACATTACTTAATAGAATTACCTTTAAAGAATTCGAAAAGAGAGAGGAGTACAAAAGAGTTGAAACGGCAGAGGATATGATTTTAAAACAATTAGAGCAAAGCGAGGAGTCAGTAGAAGTATATAAAAATCATGCTTTAAAAATGATAGACGAAATAAAAAGTAATATTAAGGATTTAGAAAATGAATTGAAAGTGAAGTTTTCTCAGGATATTGAAGATAGAATTAGGGAGCAGGAAATTGAATTAGAGAGGTACATTGGACAGTATAATGAGCGATGTGAATTTTTTAACTCATATTTAAATACACTTAAGTATTTTAATAATGTTATAAAAAATTCTGCGCAAGAGAAAAAGCACCAGTAAGGTGCTTTTTCTCTTGCGCAAAACAAACTCGAACGTGAGGTGGCAGGTGAAATGTAGATGGCGAGACAGCGTAGTCCGGACCGTGATAAAGCATTTGAACTATACAAAGCAAGCAATGGTGAGAAGCCACTTGTTGAGATTGCAAAGGAATTAAACTTAAAGCCATCTCAAATTAGAAAGTGGAAATCACAAGACAAATGGGACGAACAATTAAAAGGTAACGTTACTATTGCGAAAAGGAGCGTTACTAATGTTAAAAATCCCAAGACAAAAGCCAAGTTAAAAAAGATGCTAGATGATGAAGAGTTGACTGAACAAGAACGGCTCTTTTGTTTGTATTACGTAAAGTATTTTAACGGTACGCAAGCTGCATTGAAAGCTGGCTATGCCAAGAGTAGCGCGCATGTTACGAGTAGTCGGTTACTGAGAAGAGAACGTGTAGCATCATACATCCGAGAAATTAAAGGCGAAATGGTTGAGAATATCTTTGTGGAAGCGATGGATGTACTGAATGAGTACATCAAGATTGCTTTTGCTGATATTACGAATTACGTAACCTTTGGCCAAAAAGATGTAGAAGTGATGGGGCCATTTGGACCTGTAAAAGATGAAGATGGAAAACCAGTAATGAGGACGATTAGTTATGTTGATTTTAATGAATCAGATATGGTTGATGGTTCTATTATTGCGGAAGTGAAAAAGGGAAAAGAAGGCGTATCTATCAAGCTTGCTGACAAGATGAGAGCACTTGATAAACTAGCAATGTATTTCGATTTAGTGCCTGATAACTTCAAACGAAAAATTGAAGAAGAGCGCCACAAGATGCAAAAAGAAATGTATGATGCTCAGATAAAGAAAGCTAATGCTGAAACTGAAAATCTATCTGGTAAAGGAAAGAATGAACCAATCGAGATTAAAATCACCAGAAAGAGTGAGCGATTATGATAGTTGAAAAAGAAGTGAACCCACGTTTTGAAGACTTTCTGTTCGATTGGAATCATAAAAATTACTTTCTTGTCGGTGGTTACGGTTCATCAAAAAGCTATCACGTTGCGCTGAAAATTGTTTTAAAGCTGTTGGAAGAGAATCGCAAATGTCTTGTTATACGTGAAGTATACGAGACTATTAAAGAGAGCTGCTTCGCTCTTTTTGTAGATATCATTGAAGATTTAGGGCTTTCGGATTCCATTCGAGTGACTGAATCACCAATGAAAATCAAATTCCCAAACGGAAGTGTTATCATTTTCCGTGGTATGGATAAACCTGCGAAATTAAAGTCTGTTCATAATGTATCGATGGTGTGGCTAGAAGAAGCATCAGAAATCAAATATGAGGGCTTTAAAGAAGTAAAGAAACGTATGCGTCATCCATCGTTAAAACTACACATGATTCTCTCAACAAACCCTGTTAGCATCGATAATTGGGTTTATTTGCATTTCTTTAAAGATGAAGCGAATGAACGAATTGTGTTAGATGATGAGGACCTTTACGAGAAGCATACAGTCGTTGTGAAGGATACGTATTATCATCACAGTACAGCTGATGATAATTTATTCTTGCCGCAGTCATACATCGATGAGTTAGATGAAACGAAAGAGTATGATCCAGACCTGCACCGCGTTGCAAGATACGGTAAATTCGGTGTGAATGGTGTCAAAGTATTACCTCAGTTTGAAATGATGGACGCTGAAAAGATGGATGAAATCATAAAGAACCAGCGCAAATTGATGTTACGTGTTGGCATGGACTTCGGGTTTGAAACATCATATAACGCAGTGGTACGTATGGCCATTGACCATGAGAAAAAGTACCTGTACTTGTATTGGGAGTACTACAAAAATAAGCAGACTGATCCGCAAACTGCAAAAGATTTAGTTGAGTTTAAGGAATCAGGTGAACACATTAAAGCGGATAATGCAGAACCGAAAACCATCGCTTACTTCAGGCAAAAAGGCTTTGAAATGAGCGGAGCTAAGAAATTCCAAGGGTCACGATTAGCAAATACCAAGAAGGTAAAGCGATTCAAGAAAATATTCTGCTCCACTGCTTGCCCGAATATGAAGCGAGAACTGAAGAATTTAACATACAAAAAAGATAAAAACGGAAATATCATATTGGATGAATTTAATATTGATCCACATACTTTCTCTGCTATCTGGTATGGCTTAGATGGATATGAAGTCTCCGACTTGAAAGAACTAAGTCATGCGAGTGCATTTGAACGTGTATTTTAGGAGGTGCGTTATGTTTGAACGCTTAAAAGAGTGGTTCCGCACCCTTTTTAAACGAAAAGGAGGTGTGAGTGTGAAGGAGAATTATACAGAAAAGCTAAAGCACAAAGATTGGGAATTGCTGAATGAAATATTAAAAGAGCATGATAAACTTTTACTGGATGTAGAGAAAAGGCAGAAGGTATTTGATGGTGACTTTGATATTTTAGAAAGAAAACCGAAACGGACAGATGATCCGAACCATCGAATTGTAGTCAATTACTCAAAGCTTATTTGTGGTATGCCAGCTTCTTATATGTTAGGGAAGCCAGTAAGTTACGATGTACCTGATACAGTCATCGATAAAGGCGCAAGTAAAGAACTGGTTGAAGAATTTAGAGAACAATTAAAGTATGTATTAGAAGAAAATGATGACCATGCAGTTGATTATTTAAATACAAAACGCGGATTGATTGCAGGTGGTGCGACAGTCCTTTTTTATTTTGATGAGATGGGTGAGATTAAATATAAATCGTATCCAATCAATGAATGCTTTCTGGTGTTTGATCATAAAGGTGACATACTAGCTGCTATTCATCGTTATAAAACAAAGGTTGGCGATGAAGAAATTGAACATGTGGAAGTATACGATGATGCAACCGTAACGTATTTAATCAATGAGAATGGCACGTTTAAACTAGACGGAGATTACAAAATCAATCCAATGCCACATTCAATCCCGATTGTACCTGCTGCGTATTTTCAAAATGGAGAATTCGCGAAACCAAGAGGTGGCATGGTTCAGTATGGACCAAGTAACCTTTCAGACGATATCATTACACAACTTGAGGAATTAGCAAGGTTGATATCGGACAACTCTAATCGATTAGATGTATTCTGCGACCCGTATTTATTGTTTAAAGGGGTTAAAGTTGACCCGGAAGAAGGAATCAAAATGCGGAAAGCCCGTGCGATTAGTATAAAAGGAGAACCGGGAGAACAAGCCGATGCTTCCTATCTAATCGCTGATATGAAGAACGAACCGATTGAATGGCAAGCAAAGACCATTATCGATTCTATTTTTGAAACTTCACAACTACCTAAAATTTATAGGCAAGAAGCATTAGGGAATTTAACTGGTGTAGCAATTGAGCAGTTATACGCTCCACTTGATTTACAAGTGAATGAGAAGGAAATATACCTGCTAAGATACATCAGACGAAAATTTATGATTATTACTTTAATGCTCAATGCACAGAAATTAATTGAGAGTGGTCATAAGAACCCAGCAGAAGTGTTAAAAGAAACATTGAATCCACGAAACGAGAATGACGATTTATACAATCATAAGTGGATCTGGTGGGAAATTCATCGTAATAAACCACAAAACGTGAAAGAACTTGTAGAAATGATTATGAAGCTCGGTAATGTGGAATTATCTGAATTTACTCTGCTTCAATTGCTTCCATTTGTAGAAGACGTACAAGAAGAATTAAAGCGTAAAGAAAAAGAAGCAGCAGAGAGTAAAACTGTTGACTTGAAGGACATCGATAACCACATCAAAAACCGTGATAAACGCATGCAGAAGAGCGATAAAACGGACGATGAATTATGAATCGTGAAGAACTAAAAAAGCTGCAGGAAATGGCAATAGAACAGCAGAGAAAGCTCATTCGTTTTAAGGATGAGCGTATTCGTGTGCTGCTTGAAGTGTATGCAGAGTTCTTACAAGACATTGAAAAAGAACTATCTTACCTATATACAAAAACAAGCTTAGGTTCTCCAGAAGATGCATGGGATTGGGACGAGATCAGGAGAGGGAAAGATTTAGAAGCAATCCTAAAGCAGATGGAAATGAGTATTGATCGTATGAATGGAGAAGTAACGGGTGTAATTACTAACTCTATAAAAACGGTCGGTGTTGTTGATTATGCGTTTGCTTCTTACATCGCTGCTGCTCATATACAAGGTTATATTATTGTTCCTCCCGTAATACCAGAACGTGCTATCAAAGTACTATTGGAGAAGGATTGGGGGCATGGTCACTTTTCGGATAATTTGTGGGGGCAAACAGAGAACTTTAAAGAGCATTTACGTACAACATTAGTTAATTCTATGCAACGTGGTGAGAGCTTCCGTACAACTACAGTTAAATTACAGAAGCGAATCGGCCAAGAAGCATATAAGAGTGAACGACTTGTACGTTCTGAAATTATAACGGCTAGTAATGAAGCAAAGAAAGAATACATGACTGATTTTGATAAACGTAGTAATGAGATGGGCATGGACTTACTCAAAGCTATGAAGGTACTGGAAACGTTGGATAACAGAACATGCAAAAAATGCCAGGCGATGGATGGTAGAGAGTTTTCTGTAGAAGAAGCAAAAAGCATACCTGCTACAGAGCATCCAAATTGCAGGAGAACGTTCGTTGCAGTAATAAGAGGATTTAATAATGCAAACCGTCAACGTGCTGCAAGAAGCATGAGTACAGGTAAAACGTATCGTACTGATGCGAAGAATTATGAAGAATATGCAAAAGAACAAGGACTTGATTCTGCTACTAGTTATAGTAAGCAGTACAAGAAACAGGAGAGTGAAGAGTGATGAAATTATATGGAAAAGTAAAATCAACATTTAGATTACGTTTAGGAAGCTTACAATACTTTTCGGACCCGAATCCACCAGCTGATCCACCACAAGACCCACCACCAACAGATCCGCCAGCTGATCCACCTGTGACATATACGCAGGAGCAATTGGATACACAGCTTACTGATGCGAAGAAGACAACAGAAACGCAAACAAAAGCGGATTTGTATAAGAAATTGGGTGTAGAGTCGTTCAAAGACTTACAAGATAGATTGGGCGCTGCGAAAACGAAAGAAGAAGCAGATGCAACATTACGTACTTCAAACGAAACGTTAACATCTGAAAACAATAGTTTAAAAACAGAACTTGCATTTGTAAAAGCGGCTGCTTCTTATAATCCGCATGATGCAGATATTCTTTTTGCTACAGTGGAGCCGTTACTACAAACGGATCCTGATAGTGGAGAGATTACGAATATGAAAGAAGTACTTGAGCAAGTGAAGACAGATAAACCATTCTTATTTATGAGTGAAGAGCCAGCAGGTGGCGGTCAAGGAGGTGGTGGCCAACAAAAACCTGGAAGTACTGCACCAGGCGGTGGAAATCCACCTGCTTCGAAAACAGACTACGATAAAGGTGCAGAATTAGCGAAAAGACGTAGTCAAAAAAATTAAGGAGTGAAGCGAATTGAATCTATATACACGTAAAGATACAGTTGTTTCTGGAAAAGAAATTCTGCGTGATGTAGTCGGTTTAAAAACAATTACAGTTACGCTAGATTACACTGCATTTACAGCAGGTATTATTCCTGCCGGCACATCATTAATCTTTGATGCAACAACAAAGAAAACACGTCCTTTTGACAAAGTGAAGGATGCTGCTTCAAATGAGCAAGTATCACTATTATTCCGTGATATTCGCATCGATACAAATGATGTACAAGCAGTAGGACTTGTTGGGGGTTATGTGAAAGAATCAAAATGTCCTGCGATTACAGCAGAGTTTAAAGCAAAATCAAAAATGCTTGATATTCGATAAGGAGAGTGAAGCTGAATGAGTATCTTACAATTAGATGAATTCAAACGTGAAACCCTAATTGGTTATGTTGAGAATCTAACAATACCATTTGAATCAAAGACATTACCATTCCTACCTCGTGATAAGGATGTATACGGACTTACATTTGCATATGATATTTTTAAAAAGAACAGTAATGTCGCAGCAAATTTATTAGAGTTTGGAGCACCTGCACCATTACGTGACAAACAAGGATTAGAAACTGCTGTTGGTGAAGTTGCAAAGCTTTCACACCGTTACCGTTTTGATCAAAAAGACCAATTAACAATCATGAATACAAAGTTTGATAAAGAGCGTCAGCAAGTAATTGATCGTGCTTTTAACCATATCGATAACTTAAAGTTAGGTGTGGAAGAGACAGAAGAATATTTGCGTTCATCTGTATTGTATAAAGGGAAAATTAAATATGATTTAGATGGATTCTCATTAGATTTAGCGTTTGATGTACCAAAAGCATTTGCTGCAACGAAAAAATGGAGTGATCCAGAGACAGCAAATCCAATCAAAGATCTTGTAGACTGGATTGAGAAATTCAAGAAAGCAAACGCAGGTCGCCGTCCATTAGCGATTCATATGTCTAACTCGGCTTATCTTGATATTCTGCAAGCAAAATCAACAATCGGAAATATTAAAGGTGTAGCAGGTGGTATGGTAACGCCGGATGAACTAGCGACTTACTTATCACGTTGGAACATCCCACCGATTACAACAAATGATTTAGAAATCACGTTTGAAGATGGGAAAACAGAGCGTTATTTACCAGAGCGTCGTGTTGTGTTCCTTGGTATTGAAGGTAAAAATACACTTGGTTCTACTGTTCAAGGACCAACTGTTGAAAAAGGTGGACAACCAGGAGTTTATGTTAAACCTTGGAGAGAACAGAATACAGAAAATGAATTCATCGAAATCGGAAAAGCTGCATTCCCTGAGCTTTCGTATCCTTCAGGCGTAATGCAAATTGATGTGTGATGAAGAGTTTAATTACAGCAGACGAAGCGAAAAGCTTATTTGCTGAACTAAATAACGTGAGTGATCTGGAAGCCGCTTTGTTACGAGCTTCTATTTTTGTGCGCTCAAAAGTGAAGAAAATAGATGAGCAAGTCCCTGATGATATCAAACTTGCCGTCTGTTATCTTGTGAAAGACGAGAAAGAACCGCAACAGGTGAAAAGTATTGAGCGTTCTGATTACAAAGAAACATTTGCTGATAAAGGTACATCTTATCGTGGCCTTGCAATGGATCTACTTGAGCCATATATGCAAACAGGGAACGAATCAGGGGTGTTTTTCTTTTGAGTAGATATGAATCGATACTTTTTCACCGAATGACGGTTTCTCGTATTGTTTCTGATGGGAGTGAGTATGACAGTAAGCAGGAGTTGAAAGCAATTGCTACTGATCAGCCGTGCGCTCTTGTTAAGAAAAACCAAAGCAAAGTGAATGAAGTAATAGGCAGAGTTGAAATTGATAATGTCGTTTTCATTCACACGCTTTATCCTGGCATAAAAGCAGGAGATACAATCGATATATACGAACCGAAGACAAAATATGTTTTAGGCCGCTATATCGCTTCACATCCATATCCAGTAACTGACCGGTTAGGCATTCATCATTTTGAGATTGACCTAAAAGGTGAGGTGACGGTATGAGTGGAGGTATGGAGGGTGGATTTGTTCTTGAGGGATTCGATGAATGGATGCACCAAATGAAAAGTGTTATACAAAGTAGATTACCCAAAATGCTCGAATTGTGGGCAGAAGCATTAGCGCTACAATTAATGTCAATGGTGGCAGAGAAAACGCCAGTTGATAAAGGGGCATTACGAAACTCTTTCCTGTCTGCTGGTGCAGGGGTAAATGGTGACGGTTCCGTTTTCTTGAAAGTAGGTATGGGAGAAGGAATCGAAATTGTTGTTGGTTCAAATTTATTCTATGCCGAATACGTGGAAGCAGGGCATCGTACAGGGCATAGTGGAATGAGCCGAGAAACCGCTAAACAAGCAGGGAAATGGGTAGAAGGTGCTCACATGTTGGAAGACTCTTGGCATGAATTTGAGCCGGAAGCATTACGCTGGCTTGAAGACAGAGTGGGAGAGGTTATGAATGAACTTGGTTTCGTGTGATTTAACTAGTGTACTAAAATTCATTCAAGATACCACTGGAGTAAAAGGATATACAACAAGAAGGAGGCAGGAGGCAAAGCCTCCTTTTTTCTATCTACAAACGCCAGTTGGTAAACCGTATCAGGATTCAGTTGGTTTTCATCGATACAGGCCACTGATCCACGGTACATTGTTCCTGGATAAAGAAACACCAGAAACATTAGCACTTCAATTTCAAGCGAAGTTGCAAGATGCATTAATGCGGTGTCGGTATGATATTCCGCTAGTAGATGAGAACTACAACCCAACAAAAGCTCGTTTAGAGGATGTTGAGTTTGAAATAAAAGAAGCTGATATTGATGTGTGGACCTTTACTGTAAAAGGAGAGCGTTTCATTGAGCTTGTGGAGCAACATGAAATCCTGCGTAAAGTTCATAACAATATCAGATTAAACGAGAAGTGAGGTGGCTGTAATGGCAAGTAAAGAAGAAAAACAAGCTGCTCCTGTTGTTCTTTACCCGGTAAAAGAGGTAGTGGAGAAAGCAGAAGAGTTATTTCATGTTCCAAATTATGTTGCTGGTGCTGCGCTTTCTGATTTAGAAGAAGTAGATGTGAATACAGCACAAAAGAAAATCACTGCATTTTTAAATAGAGAGGTGAAGTAGTATGGCTAAACCATTTAAAGATGGGAAACACGAACTGGAAACAGGCTTTTACTCTTATGCAGAGCTTACTGTAAAAGGCGCAGTTGATAATACGGCTCGTGGTACGTTAATCATGCCAATTAAAGCGGATTGGGGTCCTGAGAATGTAATGGTCGAATTAAATTCATTCGATGATAATCCATTCTTTGGACAAACAGCACATTTAGTGGATTTAGCACGTAAAACAAAGCTAAAAACATTAAAAGTCATGCGTTTAGCAACTGCTAGTGCGAAAAAGGCAACAGTTGCACTGGATACAGTTAATGTTACTGCGAAGTATGCAGGTACTCGCGGAAACGGTTTTAAAGTAACTGTTCGTCCACAGTTAGGTGAAGCAGGAGTAAAACAATTGATTCTAACTGAAGGTACGATTGAGTTAGATCGAGTTAGCTTTGCTACGATCGATGAGCTAATTACGAAAACAAAATTCAGCTCATACATTACAATCTCCAAAATTGATGGGAAAACAGAAACAACAGTTGGAGATGCGAATAATATCCCGCTTGTTGGTGGTAATAGTGGTGAAGTAGTAAAAGCAGAAAATTACAGTGATTTTTTAAACCTAGCAAAAGCAGAAGTGTTTGACGGGATTGTATTTGATGGCATAACAGATGCAGCATTAAAAACAATGTTAGTACAATTCGTTCAAACTTCTCGTGTATCTGGTCGTTTAATCACTGGTTATACAGCTGGTGAAGGTTCGACAGATATTGATTATTACGGTATCGCGAACTGCGTACAAAAAGCGAAAATTGATGAGCGTTTATATACACCATATGAAGTTGCGGTATACATGGCTGCAGCTCTTTTATCATGCCCACTTAATGAGAGCGTGGCACAGAAAGCAACGCCGTTTACTTGGGTTGAAAAGCTTTCTGTTGAAGAAACAAAAGGGCGTATTGCAACCGGAAATCTAGTGTTCTTCCAAGAGGGGCAGAAAGTGCGTTTCAATACACCAGTTAATACCATGACGACACTGAAAAACCTTGATGCAGTAATTGGAATGTCGGAAGAGTCTGATCCAGCTGCAACAATTCGTACACTGCAAAAGGTGAAGGTCGTTCTTGGTATTGATTATATTACGAACGCGCAAGAAGTTATCTTTAACCGATACATTTCAAAAGCAAACACACAAGCGAAACGTATTGCTGCAGCTCAAGCGATTAAAGATGAGCTATTAGAAAGATTGGCGCAGGAAGAAGTCATTGAATTAGGTTCATTCAATTGCTATGAAGATCCACGCCACACGCAAGACCTTGGCAAACCGGTGTACAAAGATGAAGCGTTCTTTATCACGGAGTACACAATCGTTGATGCGATTGAAAAAGTGTACAACAAAAACAAGGTATCCTAAGGAGGTCTGCTAGATGTCTTTGTATGATAACAATTTACCAGTCGTAAACCCTAGAAGTATTGTCCGAGGAAAGTACGGCGCAGTATATGATGATTCTGGAGAGCAATGGGCAGGAGTATCAGAGTTTGAAGGGAAAATTAAGTTCGATAAAAAGAAAGTAGAACGCGCAAATGCTTTTTTAGATGGAAATCGCATTATGGGTGGTAATGGTTCAGGGAAATTAAAAATGTATCACAATGAAGATGCAAAAGCATTAGCGATACGCATTTTAAAGAATCCCGATCAAACATTTACATTGATTGGTGACTATCATGATCCTGATGAAATGGCGCAGGGTGCAAATATGAAAGTGGCCTTTAAAGGTGTGAGCTTTGATGAAGTAACTTTACTAGGCTTTAAAGTAAAAGACCTAGTTGATGATGATTTTCCGTTTACGTTTGATGATTTTGAAATTATTGAGTAAAGAGAGGGATAACCTCTCTTTTTTCTTTGCACATAAAATAACGCGTGAAAGACGCTAGGAGGAATACTTATTATGACTGAAATTAATGGTGGATTAGCAAAAGTTCAATACGCAAGTTTAGATGATTTATTTGCAGTTAATACAGATGATCGTGTTCGCGGAGACATAACAGTACAAACAATTGATGGTAAATACCTTAAATTACCTATGAAGTCTGTAGATGCTGAAGTAGAACAAAAAATCCGTAAAACATCTACAACAAAAATCCCTCAAAAGAAAGGACTTCCACCTTTAGAGCAAATGAACGAAGCGAAATACAATGCTTTAATGATTGCAGCTGCTACAGATGAAACAAAAACGAATATTAATTGGAGTTCACCAGAGTTACAGAAAAAAGTGGGAGCAGCTGTACCAAACCCTGAATTTATCGTACCGAAAATTTTATCATTAGGCGGTATTGTAAAAGCAACACGATTTATTGTTGAATTATCCGGTTTAGGTCAAGATTCAATGGAAGAAGAAATTGATGCAGTAAAAAACTAATAAAAACCGACCCTATGGCTTCATGGGCCCACAGGCTTTTTCAACAAAAGGATATCGATCCAGAAGACTTTTTTCTTATGAACCGTAAGAAGAAAGTCTTTTTAATTGCGTCCTGTTTGTATCAAGACGAAATAGATGAAAAAGCTGCCGAGGCCCAACAATGAAGGGCGGTGACTTATGGGTGAAAAACAGGTAACAGGTAAGATAAGTTTAGTGGATGCGATGTCTGCCCCGTTACGTCAAATGACGCAACACATGGAGCAAACAGCAAGAGCGGCAAGAGAATTAGATACTGCATTACGATTTCAGGGAACTAATGTTGTACCGCTTCATCAAGCAACGCAAAGTACATCGCAGTTAGATCATAATGTTGTACAGTTAACAAACCATTTACACCAATCGGCACAAGGAACAACGCAATTTGGTAATAATCTGCAGCATTTAAATACAGATTTAAGCCAATCTACGCAAAGGGTCAATCAACTTGAGCATGAGATGCAACAACTACGTCAAGAGTTCCAACAATCGGCGCAACAGGTAAACCAGTTAGAACAACATTTACAGACGATGGAACGGGACTTACAACAATCTGCTCAACGGATTAATCACTTGGAAACTCAAGTTGAACAACTCACCAGGGAAATGCAACAAGCGACCCAGCAGATTAACCAAATGAACTCTGCATTAAATCAAAACGCCACTAGCGCGCAACATGCTGGCAACAGTATGGCTGCATTACGTGAGAGATTCGGTGGAGTAAGTGAAAGACAAGCAACAATGCTACAAGGGCTAGATCAAGCCAGCGGAGCTTTATTTGCGACAGGCGCAGCCGCCACGATTGCAGGTGGAGCCATTGCAGCAGGACTTGGTTCAAGTGTAAAAGTAGCAGCTGATTTTGAGTCGCAAATGGCTAAAGTAGGGGCGATTTCTGGTGCGACTGGTGGACAGTTAAGCAGTTTAACGGAAACCGCGAAAGAACTAGGAGCTTCCACCACAAAGTCAGCCAGTGAAGTTGCAGTAGGTATGCAGAATTTAGCCGCTTCAGGCTTTGAGGTAAATGATATTATCGGTGCAATGCCTGGTATTATCGCTGCTTCCGAAGCCGCACAAGAAGATATGGCTATGACGTCTGAAACGGTAGCAGCTGCTTTAAATGCGTTTGGTATGGAAGCGAAAGAGTCCTCTCATATAGCTGATGTACTTTCCCAATCAGCCAATCAGTCTGCTGCAGGTATCTTGGACATGCAGTACAGCTTTAAATATGCCGCACCAGTTGCGAAAATGCTTGGTATTTCGTTAGAAGAATTATCAGCAGCTACTGGTATCATGGCGGATTCAGGTATTAAAGGGGAACAAGCAGGTACATCATTACGTGCTGCGTTATTACGTCTATCTGATCCACCTAAATCTGCTAGGACAGCACTTGCTGATTTGGGAATAACAATTCAAGATTCTTCAGGAAAAATGCTTCCTTTCCACGATATTATCGGTCAAGTTGGGAAAGCAACCGAAGGAATGGGGAATGCTCAAAAAGCGGCTGCGTTATCTAATATTTTCGGTACAGAAGCGGTTTCTGGTATGTTGGCCGTAATTGAAGCAGGTCCGGATAAATTACAAAAGCTCACACAAGGTTTAAAAGATTCCGGTGGAGCAGCTGAAGAAACGGCAAAGAAAATGCAAGATAACTTAAATGGATCATTAAATCAGTTGTCCGGTTCTTTTGAAACATTGCAGATTTCAGTAGGTAATGCACTTATCCCTATGATTCGTATAATTGCGGATGGGTTAGGCATGCTAACTGATGCGTTTAATGCGTTACCAGGACCTGTACAAACGGTATTAACTGTAATAGTTGCTCTTGTAGGGGTATTTCTCTTATTAGCAGGTCCAGCACTTATAATACTTGGTTTCTTGCCAGGAATTATTGAAGGTTTTGCATTACTAGCAGGTGCGATGGGAATGACTTCAGGAGCATTACTAGGTGTAGTAGGGACCGCCTTGACCGTAATCGGTGTTATAGCCGCAATAGCAATAGGAATCGCACTTCTTTGGTCACATAGTGAAACCTTTAGAAGTATCGTTTATGCTGCGATAAATGGTGTGAAGGCTGCATTTGATTCCCTGATGGTGAAAGTGAATCAGGTAAAAGCATTCCTGACAACAGCTTGGTCCGGTGTACAGGCGATATTTGGAGGGAATGAAGGTAAGGGTGTTTCTATCCTTAGTCGATTAGGATTCACACCTGAAGCAACGAAAAGCATTGTTACAGTAACGAATGGGATTAAAAACGCTATTAATCAGATCAAACAACAAATGTCTAACTTAGGACAGTTTACAAAAGGAATCGGGGCCTTATTTGGTGGGAATACCGGAAAAGGTGCATCCATTTTAAGCTCTCTTGGACTTTCACCACAAACAATCCGAAGTGCAATTACCATCATAAATGGTGTCAGAACGGCTGTTACTAACGGAATGAATGGAGTCATTTCAACGGTCCGTGCAATTGGTACTGGTATAACTCGCTTTTGGTCGCAACACGGTCAGCAAATCGTTCAATATGCAGTAGCAGCATACAGCGGATTGCGAGCAATGGTAAGTACGGTACTAACTGGAGTAGGTTCCGTTGTACGTAGTTTGCTAACTGGAATCGCAAATTTCTGGTCGCAACACGGCACACAAATTATGAATTTTGCGTCGATTGCGTGGCGCGGAATTTGGACGACGATCAGCACAATAGCAAGCGTTTTATGGCAAATCGTGAGTACTTGCTTATCCGTAATGGCTTCATTTTGGTCGCAACACGGTTCGCAAATTATGTCGATAGTAAGCACAGCTTTTTCGGTCATAAGTTCGGTTATAAGTAGCGCACTATCATTTATATCAGGGGTTTTCCAAGCGGTAATGCCGATTGTATCTGGCGTAACACAAGTTGCATTTGCGATTGTACAAACGGTCATTTCTGTTGCAGGTAGCGTGATTAGTGGAGTAGTGCAAGTTGTATCAAATTTATTCCACGGAGAATGGCGAGCGGCTTTTGAAGCAGCGAAACAAACAGCAGTTGATATTTGGAATACAATTGTTAGTACTTTTGAGGGAATCGACTTATTCCAAATTGGTAAAGACATCATTAATGGATTAATCAATGGTATTTCTTCTATGGCTTCAGCGGCTTGGGATGCAGTAAGTAGTATCGCTGGTGGTATTAAAGATGCTGTAACTGGATTCTTTGATATTCGCTCTCCTTCTCGTTTGATGTTTGAGCAGGGGGAATTCGTAACAGAAGGATTTTCACTTGGTATTGTTCATAAAGCAGATATGGCTGTACAATCTGCTAAGAGCGTAGCTGAGAAATCAAGCATTCCATTTGCAACTGATGGAAAAGGAAAATCGTATACATCAAACAACGTAAGTAATTCTAGTAGGAGTAGCGTAACGAATAAGTTCGATGTAACTATATCAGCCGATACAGCAAGAGCGATGAATGAAGATGATGCTACATTTAAAGAATTAGCAGATAAATTTATCAACTATGTAGCAGATAAACTGGATGACGTGAGTAATGCAAGAACAGATGTAAATTTAGGGGTGATGGAACAGTGATTTTTATTATAACGAAGGATGCAAAACTGACCTTCCCCGTAACTCCTTCAGGTATTGGCCCAAAAGGAGGGGACACCCAAATTACAGAAGTACAAACATTACATCGGGGTGTAATTCCTTTTACCGATGGAACTGGACTAGAGGAGGTCTCATGGACTTCCTTTTTTTCTTTTAATAAGGTGTATGGCGAAGAAGTTCGGTATGATCCGTACAAAGCAGTAGCTGCACTTGAAAAAATAAAAAAAGCAGAAGAACCGGTGATACTTTATATTACAGAGCTGAATTACCAAAAAGAAATGTTATTGAAAACTTTTGATTACTGGATGGATAAGCCAGGATATATTGAGTTTTCAATTGCGTTTAAAGAATACCGAGATATTAAACTCGGTGTTCTAAATGGGAATGGTGAAGTCATTCGCCCTCCATCAAACAATATGGAAAACTACGTACTAAAAACCGCAAAAGTAACAGGTGATGCCTATATGATAGCGGTACGTGATGTACCCTCTCATAATGGAAAAGTTATCGGAACTGTAAAGAAAGGCGATACGGTTACACTTGTACGAAATCAGCAGGGAGAATGGTTATTCATTCAAATGAGCAATACTCACGGATATGTATTAGCTAGTAATTTGAGTTAGGAGGGATTCTATTGCTTCAAGTGTTAATTGGCAAAATGGACGTAACAGATGCCGTTATCCCTCCGATTCAATTCGATGATGATTATGAGTCGGGTCCAGTAAAAGTAGACATCAAATTGATATATCAAATAGAATTTGAAGATATTGAAGGAAAACCGATTCGGATCAAGGCTGGGAATGTGATTTGGTTTGAAGGATTTGTTCGCTCTCATAAAAATGCGAAGAATAGAGATTATTCTATTACGGCGTATGATCCACTATTTAATTTAGTGAAATCAGATGAAGAGTTTGTATTTCAAAATCGAACTCCTACACAAATGATGCAGTCTATTAGTGGGCAATATGGGATACCAATCAAAGAAATGACAAACATCGATATTGTATTTCCTATCATGTATTTGGATAAGAATAATGCTCAAAATATTTATGAGATATACATCATTTTTCTTTATGAAAGTAAGAAGAGGACCGGAAAGAAGTATTGGATCAGGTATGAGCCGGGTGGGATAAGGATATTTGATTGGGTTCCACCTAATAAAGTTCTGGTACTTGGTGCAGGAATGACCGAAGTTGAAACAACTGTATCTATTGAAAATATAAAAAACAGTGTAAAGGTAGTCAATCGCGAGAAAAACATAATGGCTGTACAAGTAGATAACGAATCAATTAAAAAATACGGTCTGTTTACAACAACTGAAGAACATGGAGCAGAAACTGAAGCAGCTGCTCAAAGTCATGCTAATACTACATTGAAATTATCTGCTTTACCTGATGTATCAAGGCAAATCAAACATGTTCATAGCATTGATGAACCGCGTTTGTGGTCAGGTGATTATGTGTATGTAGAAGATCCTACAAAAACAATTCTTGGTGGGTATTATATTCGGAAAATATCCTATCAATTATATAAAAATCGTGTGGAAATGAGCGCAGATTTAGCTAAAACATCCACATTACCAAATAAAGCATATGTTCCACCAGAAGAAAAACAAAAAGAAGAAGGGTAGGTGAGGAAGTGAGAGCGGCTGAACGGATATTTACTCATATACAGGGAGCAAATAATAACAAAAAAGAAGAAAGCATGTTTGCGCTTGGTCAAGTCATAACAGGTGAGCCGAATGTAACGATTCAAATACATGGTTCATCTAAGGCTTTACCGAGTGCATTTTTTGTTATGCCATATACAAAGTTTAAAAAAGGCGAAACGGTACTCGTACAACGTATTGCCGGAACAAGACCAACTGATCGGCAGTATGTAGTGAAACCGCTGCATGATATGGTGTCTGTTTGTATATATACGGGTTCTGAATATGTTTTATTGGCAGACAGTTCTATTAAATATCCTGCTTCGCAAACATTTTGCCCTTGGCCGATACCAGCTGGAATGAATGTGTTATTACTTCCGAACCGATTCCCTACAAAAGACGCAATATGGGTGGTGGTGAACACGTATGTCTAGAATGTTGCCTGAAATTAACTTACAAACTGCCTTTGATCAGGATGAAAACAGTGAAGAAATTACCGGTTATTTAACACCTTTATTTGATTTCCGAGCAGGAGAGTTTGTATCGGATAGTAATGGGGTTGTAACAGTAGATGAGGGTCAAATTGGAATGGCAAATCTCATTGAGAAAATCCACCTTGTTCCTAGAAACGCTTACCGCGTCTATACAGATGCTTACGGTTCTGAAGCACGTAATGTACTCATCGATAAGGAACTGAATGAGGAAGCGAAAATACTACGCTTAAAAGAAGTGATTCGAGATAGTTTGATTTACGATCAACGGGTTGTGGATGTAAGTGTCATTGATATTGAGCGGCAAAGTGATGAGAACGATGTATTTGTTGCTTCTTACATCGTTAGTACCATTTACGGAAATATCCCTGTGAGAAGGGAAGTGTTGTATTGAGTATACCTGCATGGTGGAATGAATCAGAAGAAGATATTATGAAGCGTTTGCTGAGTAAGATCGATAAGAAATGGGACAAGCGACAAGGTGGTTTTATTTATGATGTATTAAAACCAATTGCAATTGAACGTAAAGTAGGAAGAGAAGAATTCATGAAGTGGCATCAATCAAATTTCGCTCAATATGCAACTGGTATTGAACTAGATATAGTTGTTGCAGATAAAACACCTCTGACGCGTTATCCTGCAAGAAAAGCAAGAGGAACGGTGATTGTGGAAGGTAATGCCGGCACGAAACTTATAAAAGGTGCTACTTACATCTCAATCCGTTATGAATTAGAAAATAAAATTGTTGAGTATAAACAACTTGCAGAAGCGGTGATTGGTGCAGATGGAATTGCAAAAGTAGAAGTTGAATGTGTTACTCCTGGTATTATCGGAAATACCGCAATTGGTACGATTGATTTAGGAGAATCGATATTTGGTGTATCCAGTGTGAGGAATCCTGAAAAAATCACAGGTGGAGAAGAAGCGGAAAGTGATGAAGATTTACGATCTCGTTATTTTGCGTATTTAAGAGAGTCTTCCAATAGCGGAAATATTGGTGATTACATTCGTTGGTCACTTAGTGTAAAAAGTGTTGGCGGTGTGTTGGTATTTCCAATCGCAAACGGAAAAGGAACAGTGAAAATCATGTTATGTGACTATAGCTTTCTTCCTGCTCCACCAGAACTGACTCAACAAGTGCAGCAAGTCTTAAACCCAACAATTGAAATGGGGGATGGAAAAGCGCCGGTTGGAGCAAGTGTATCTGTCGTTCCTGCAATACCTGTGAAGATAAATATCACTGTGAAAGTAACACAAGGCGGTAATACGATAGAAAACAAACAGAAATTAATTAAAGAAGCAACGGAGTATTTAAAAGAATGTAATAAGGCGTATTGGCGCGATGATGCAAGCAGACAATCCATTTTAAAAGAGTCGTATGTCGTCAATTACTTAAAGCTTGGAGCAGTTGTGGTAGATGTTTTTAAACCGTTGAGAGTCAATGAAATGGTGCTTAATGGGTTGCAGAAAGATGTTGTTCTCACTTCAGGTCAAATTGCAGTGATAGGCGAGGTAATCATAAATGAGTCGCCGTGATGAGATAGTAGAGCAACTGCTTGAGCATTCCATGAAAGAATACCGCAGTTCTCATTTATTTAATAGCTTAATGCAAATTGCTGCTGATGAGAAGATTTCAGAAGAACAAGAATTTGAGGATACAAAAGCGCAAATGCGTGTGGAAACTGCTACCTGGGGCATTGGTGATTGGGAACGAGAATACAGTATTCGTGTTGATGAAAATAAGCCGCTGAATCAAAGGATATCATTTGTATTAAGTAAACAACGTAGTGCAGGTGTAACGAGAATCCCTTTGATTAAAAAAGTTGCAGAGTCATTTGAATATGGAGAAGTTGATGTACAACAGGATATTCCAAATTACACGTTAAATATTTCTTTTGTCGGTAAGCTTGGTATACCACCAAATATTAATGATATTCAGTTTGCGTTGCGTAGCATTGTGCCAGCTCATATCGATATTAACTATGTCTTTACGTATACAACTTGGAATGAGTTTGAAGGATACAAAATGACATGGGATAAATTACAAGAATTACAGTTAACTTGGGATGATCTAGCGACATATAAACAGTCAGGAAGGTTGTGAAAAATATGCCTATAATTACAGATCGTTTGAAAATGTCACTACCTCTTGGGAACGAGTTTGTTAGTAGGGAAGTGCTTGTACAGGCGTTTCTTGATATTGATCGTTTAATTATGTTGAGTGGGAACTTAGATGAATTAAAAAAAGCGGTCAACAAGTATACAGATGATGCTATTAAAATATTAAAGCAAAATACGGAAGATAAAATTGGTAAAGCGAATGGAATCGCAACTCTTGATGGATCAGGAAAAGTACCTAGCACACAATTACCAAAGAGAAATGCAGCGGATATTAACTTGTCTGATGCGAAAAATTACTACATGGAGGATACCGTTGAAGCTGCACTGCAACAAATAGGGGATATATTAAAAAATCTGCAGCTTAAAGTGAGCGTGTATCGTTCTAATAAAACAGCAAATGGTATTTTCGCAACAGTAGAATGGAAAACAAAAGCTGGTCTATTAGCTAGAAAAGCAGTATTAAGCGATCCAGATACAAACGGGAATTATAGAAAGCAAACCATTACGTTTTATGCGGAAAACGGAACAACTGTGATCGGAACAGATGTTTATGTCATTACTTATGATGCTGATGGTGATGTGACAAGTGAGGTGCTGCAGTAGTGCCTTATTTAGATTTGCATTTTGCTCATAAACAAGTATCAGAGAATTTGTTTCCGCACGGGATCGGTAATAAGGAGAGAATGTGGGACTTACAATTTATTTATCCTGATCACAGAATATATGATAAGAATCTACAGTTAGTATACAGTGGGGGACAGACATTAATACCACAAGCTCTTAGTATGTCTGTTGCACCTTTTGTGAATCTTGGTGTTTTTGAAGAATATGAACCAAGTAGGAAGTTTCTAAAATTACATCTTATAGATATGAAAAATTTTACTAAAGTAAATGTGATCCAAGAATCGACACTTATTCCAAATTCGAGTCCTGCCTTATATGGAAACTGCGATTTCTCAACATTTCCAAATGGAGATATTGTAGTCATGAACTATCCAACTGACACAATGACTTTGTACGATAAAAAAGGAAAATATAAAAAATCCATTACTGGCGTTGTAAATGTGAAAAATCAAAACGAAGGTTATATGGAGGTTCATCAAAGAAAGGGTATCATTGCGCTTCAATATGAAACGGGATTTAAATTCTATAATAAAAATTTAGAGTTTTTATTTCAAATCAGTACGAATAATATTAAGGATGATTTCAAAAGTGCAGGTTTTTATTCAAATGGCGACTTGCTAATAGGTAAGCAGAATCAAACGTATACAAGGTTAGTCATTGATTACACTGGTAAAAAGCTAGTAACAACGTATACGACACCATTAACCAATGACCAAAGGGATACAATTTACCTGGTTCGTATAGAAAAAGATACAACATTCTTCCACAGAAATTACAAAGCATTAGGTAATAATACTCTTTTAGAGTTCGATAAGAATATGAAGTTAATTTCTGAAACAACTCCACCATATGATTTAACGAAAATAGTATCTTGGGATGGTAAATACTATCATACTAGAGAAGAAAATGGTGCAGGTGGACTATATAAATCTTTTGAAGTAGCAACGAATAAACTTGTACTTGTATATGATATGCGGCACATAGCACCTACTGTATATGGATCATTACGAGGACAACGTGAAACATACGGATCATATCAGTAATACGGGTTAAGCGCACAAATAGTGGGCTTTTTTTATTTTGCTTAGAAATGAGGTGATATCTTGTATCAAATATATCCTACCGGCGCGAAAGCAAATGGTTCCAATGACAGTCCTGCTTTTGACGTAATGCTAGAAAAAGCAAAAACTTCTCAAGTGAAAACAATTTTTATTCCAGATGGAGTATATGGGATTATGAAGACAATTGTTGTTCCGCCGAGAGTAAGAATGATTTTTGCGCCTAATGCCGTGTTAAAGCCATTGGCCGATATAAATGTCATTCAGATGAAACCGGAAGCTTATGTAGAAGGTGCAACCATTGATTTGAGAAATATGAAGGTTCCATTTACTAAAGCAGCTATTTATTTTAATGCGACAGATATTTTTCAGTTCTATGAGCAAACTCACATGCTGAAAGATATTAATATACTTGGTAAACATGCAACAAGTGGATGGACAGGTACAGGGATCCTCATGGAAGCCACAACGCCAATGTCCTACATCGATAACGTAAAATGCAACAACGTTACGATTACAAACATGCAGAAGGGCATCCATTTGCGTGTAGATCCAAAAATAACAAAAGAAGCTGATATGGCTTGGGTAAATGCGAACTTCTTCCATCAGGTTACAATAATGAACGTGGAATACGGATTATACCTTGAAGGAGACAGCAAAGTTCCGCGTGATGTCGGTGGGAATATTTTTGACCAAGTACAATTCCAAGCGGAGCAAGGAACAAAGAGACTTATTTATTGCGAGGGTGGTACAAATCGTTTTGACATTTTTGGATGGGATATTCATAAGTTAAAGCCCACAGAAGCTGCCTATGAATTTACAGAGTCTTCTCGATTTAACGAGATTAAAAGTCCGATGGCACAAGAAATAACAGAAGCTTGGATAGATGAGGGGTATCTTAATCAACTTCCAAGTCCAAACAACTACGTATCGGATAAACGTATTAACGCATTACCTATTAGTTTACCGTATGTGCCTAACTTTATTGGGAATCAGGATGACTATTTAGTAAACGGTCATAAGCGTGGATACACTGTTACGCAAGTTTCAACTCACCCGATTGTAAATGGTGAATTAACGGATATATTTACATTTGATACAGAGAGTGGTATAACGTTTGATGCAAAAAACGCAACGTACGAAAATCCAATTGTAATTGAAATTAACACGTTTTCCGATCCAATCTTGTATGCAGCGTTTCTTACTGTTATGAGTTCATGGGGAAGTCAACCGCAAGGATTTGAAATGGAAATGTACGATGAACTTAGCAAAAAGTGGATTGGTGTACATTGGACTAAAAACAATAGAAGTCAGGCAATTGCTGTATCTGCTCCTTGGGCAATGGTTGATAAATGTACAAAAATCAGGATTAAATGCTGGGGAAGTAATTTAGCTAATAAACAAATCGGTATTAGTCGAGTGATGATGACAAGTACAAAACTTGGAGGAAAAGCGTACCTTCCTTACACAGAATATCAACGGGAGCTTCCCGAAATCTCATTCCCACCAACATTACCAAATAAAAAAATCATGGTGGGAGATCAAGATGATGTCTTGCTCCTTGCTGATAAACGATACAAAGTAAACCTGCCAGGTGCTCCAAAGTCAGCAGGGAACATTTGGGCCATGTTTAGCATGAGAAGAGAACAGTTCTGCCGATGGACAAACCCTACAGTCGCGGCACCAGCCATTATCGAAATAGATTTTGGTGATAAACCACTACAATTCTTAGAATCTATTGGCATTGAGTTTGGATGGACTGAAACACCGAAAAATATAAAGATTGAACGTGTTACTAGTTTAAACGGTTCCTACGTTCAACTATCAAATATTAACGGAAACGCTTCAGATGTCATTCATGTCGCAGCACGATCCGCAAACACATATAAACTACGCTTTACCATTTCCCTTTCTAATCACGAAAACACTCTTGTCCGGGTAAATCGGATTTTCGCCACGACTGGCGATGATTACCCAAAAGTATTTGTAAATACAGAATCAGATAATACCGTTTATGGAGATTTGCGATTCGGTGATAAAACAAAAGGACCTGTTCTACAATCTGAGGATGGTTCTTTTTGGAGAATAAGTATCGATAGCACAGGAAATCTCAAAACGACTAAGCTTTAGAAACTCGTCTTTACAAAAGGAGGTGAACAATTGGAACGAGTAAATGATATTCTCAAAAGCTTAAATGTTATCGATATTTTTAATACGTCACAGTTTAAATTTGCTTCATTAATTAGTGGAGGAGTCGGTACATTCTTGAGTCTTGTATACGGTAAAACAAACTTAATCTGGATCTGTATTTTAATGATGGTTGTTGCATTAGATTGGATTACCGGAAGTAAGGCTTCAAAATTAGATGGTTCATATTCATCTTCATATGGAGTGGAAGGCATCGCACGTACTGTGGTGCTTTTTTTATTGCCGTGTTTAGCTCATATGTTTGATATTGCTTTCAAACTACCGGATTTCTTTTTCTACATGGTAACAGGTGGTTTGACTTATCACATTTTTAATAGTTTTACAGCAAATTGCGTCCGTATCGGTTGGGATAAATGGATTCCAACATGGTTACTTGAGAGTGTAGCGAGTGAAATTGAAGCGAAAATAAAAAGGTCCGATACAAGGAAACGGAGGAAATAACATGCCAGATAAGTATAAAAATTATGGTTTGTGGGTTTCATTATTTGCTCTATTAGGAATGGTATTGATGGATGCCATTCCTCATTTTAATTTAGGGAGATATCAAGAATATGTAGATATAATCCTGTTTATTTTGATAGCTGCTGGTGTAGTTTCTAATCCTAGAGCCGGAAAGTGGTTTGCAGATCGAGATAAAAAAGGAGAGGATTAATAATGGGACAAATCGTAGATATCTCAAAATGGAACGGTAATATTAACTGGCCTGTAGCAAAACAGTATTTGGATTTTGTAATCGCTCGTGTGCAAGATGGCTCAAATTATATAGATCCACTATATAAAGGGTACGTACAAGCGATGAAGCAGCACAACATTCCTTTTGGTAATTATGCATTTTGCCGCTTTGTATCCATTGCTGATGCAAAGAAAGAAGCACAAGACTTCTGGAGTCGCGGTGATAAGAGCGCGACTGTATGGGTTGCTGATGTAGAAGTAAAAACAATGGATGACATGAGAGCAGGAACACAGGCGTTTATTGATGAATTATACCGATTAGGAGCTAAGAAAGTTGGTTTATATGTTGGTCATCATATGTATGCACCGTTTGGTATGGCGAACGTAAAGACTGATTTTGTATGGATTCCGCGTTATGGCGGTAATAAGCCAGCATATCCGTGTGATATTTGGCAGTACACGGAAACAGGTAATGTACCTGGTATTGGCAAATGTGACCTTAATTCACTTATTGGAAGCAAGTCATTGTCTTGGTTTACTGGAGCAGCACAAGAACAAGCAGAGGTACCTAAACAAAATATCATTCAATCGGGAGCATTCTCACCGCATGAAACAACTGATGTTATGGGGGCGTTGGCTTCTTTAAAAATGACAGCCGATTTTATCTTACAATCAGATGGGCTGACTTATTTTGTTTCCAAACCAACATCAGCTGCGCAACTTAAAGGAATGACGGACTACCTTGATCGTAGAGATTGGTGGTATCAGGTTAAGTAAAAATAAGAGCCGTCATTTGACGGCTCTCTTTATTTATTCTGCATTAAACAGGGTCGCCTGGTTGAAACGGGTCAGTTGGTGCAAACTGCCCGTTCAACACCGTATTCCCTTGCTGAATTACTCCTGCAAAGTTAATGCCCCATGTGTTTATGGTAACTGGTCGGAAAGGTTCTTGCGGTTGAAATGGGTCAGTCGGTTGAATCGGGTCAGTCGGCTTCGTCACCCGAACTACGTATAAAGGATCTTGCGGTTGAATTGGATCGGTTGGATAAAACACCCTTACGCTAAACAACTGCCGAGGTGGAATCGTAAATGTAACTGGACCAATAAACGGAGTGACTCCTTCAGGTTCACAATAGATACACCCTCCGTTACCGTTTCGTACAGTATCATCTGAACCGCCATTATCATCGTTAATTAACTCCCCACAAAGATATCCATAAGAAGGGTAAACATCACCATCACAAGTATCTTGGTAATTCTGTACCGCTATAGTCACAGTTTGTGGCTCGTCTGTTTGATTAAGTGCAGAAACTTGAATGAAATCAGTGTCAGCATTACGGAATAAAGGACCTGATGTTAATGTTTGATAGCGAGGCTCACAATGACAATCACAGTCACATTTCTTACGCTTCTTGCGATAGCACTTATGTGAACGGTCGTAATAATAGTTTGACATATTAAGTACGAACCTCCTTTTTAGTACATGTTATGCGAAGAGTAGGAGGAAGGCTTGGACGTGATTTAAGCAGTCTCCATAAAAGAACCGCGTTTTTTTATCCAATATTTTCTTAAAAAAACCTTCTAAAAGAACATTAGTTCGTATATAATAAGAACTAATGTTCTGTTGTTTAAGGAGGAAATGACAGTGTATGACTATTCAATATTGCCCAATCGAATTGTTTTATGTGTAGATCTTCGTTCGTTCTACGCCAGTGTATCGTGCATTAAAATGGGATTAGACCCCCTGCAAACCAAGTTAGCTGTAGTTGGTGATGTGAATAGAAGTGGTTCAATTGTTCTAGCTGCTACGCCACCATTAAAAGCGATAGGTGTAAAGAAGATGGCAAGGCTATATGAGATTCCTCGTCAAAAGGATATTCTTGTTGTAAATCCAATTATGAGCACATACATTAAATGCTCAAACTACATAACAAAATTAGCTCTACAATACGTTCCAATTGAGGATTTTCACCAATATTCAATTGATGAGTTCTTCATGGATATTACAGATAGCATTCATTTGTTTGCTAACGACCCTTATGAGTTCGCATTGAAATTCAAACGTGAAATATACGCGAAGACACGAATTGAATGCACGATTGGAATTGGACCTAACCCTTTAATGAGTAAGATTGCTTTAGATGTGGAAGCAAAGAAAACGAAAAATTGCATAGCATACTGGAAGTACGAAGATGTACCCATAAAATTATGGCCAATACGACCACTGAGTAAGTTTTGGGGAATTTCAGGTAAGACAGAAGCGAAGTTAAACCGAAAAGGAATACATTCCATTGGGGACTTAGCGCAGTATCCACTTAAATACTTAAAGCAGAGCTTTGGGGTCATTGGCGAAGAACTACACTTACATAGTAATGGCATTGATTTTAGCCGAATATCAGAAAAATACGTTCCAGCCACAACTTCAATTGGTAAAAGCCAAATACTCATGCGTGATTACACAATAGAGGAATTTCCAATTGTTCTACTGGAACATATTGAGGAAGTTTGTTATCGAATGCGAAGGCAAAACAAACTCGCTCAAACTATCCATTTTTCTATTGGTTATAGTAAAAATTGTGCTGGAGGTTTCAGGAAAACTCACACTATGAACCGACCGACCAATTTAACAATGGATATATATAAAATTTGTACATATTTTTTACACGAGTTTTACACTGGAGAACCCATTAGATCCATCAATGTTTCTTTAACTAACTTAATCAATGAAGGCGAAGAACAAATCTCACTATTCGATAATGTAATACAACGAGAAAAAGAAATGAAATTAACTAAAGTAATGGATGAAATACGCACTAGATTTGGTAAGAACAGCATACTAAGAGGAATTTCTTATACAAATAATGCTACAGCAAGGTATAGAAACACATTGTTAGGGGGACATAAAGCATGAAAAACGCTAATATGCCAAAGGGGCGCGGTATGGTTAAATGGAGTCCGTTCGCAGCACTTACAGATCAATTCGATGGTATCCGCGAGATTGTTAAAGAAAAGACAAAAGTAGAGCGGCCTACATTAACCCAGGATGAACAAGAACTTATTGAGAACAAGCTATTATGTTCATTGTTATCTGAAGAAGAAATACTAATTACATATTATGAGGATGGTTATTTGCTCAACAGCTATATGACAGTAATTGATATAGATCCATTAAATAGTGCCGTTATCTGTACGGATGCTTTTTATAATAAGATTACGCTTAATTTTATTGATATTATAGCTATTAAATAAAACCGACTCTTATGAGCCGGTTTTTTATTTATTCCACTCAACTAAAGTACGTTTTTTACATGTGCCACAGTCGAAGAAAGTACCTCTTTTTGTGATTCTTCGTTTAGCTCCACAATTCGGGCAAACTACCTCTTGTTTATCAAACGCTGCGTATAAAAACCCAAGTGCTATACCGAATAAAGGAATCGCGAAAAATATTCCGATGATAGTAAGAAACAAAATTGATGAAAAGAACAAGCATGTAATCCCCATTAACAAAGAAAAGAATCGACCTATTTTACTTTTGCTAGAAGAATTCTGACGAGTAACTTCGATGATGAAAGTATTGCCATCAGCAGTTGTTCGAGTCTCCATTTTTTATCTCCTTTTGTTTTTTAACACAAGTATATCAGATTGTTGTCATTATTATTTAGAAAATTCAAAAAGTATAAAGCGAAAAATAAGCTAATCCTATTCTAGAATTAGCTTTAAATGTTTATGATTTCATCATGTTAATAAGAGAATCGCCATCGATTAGCTCAATGTTTTTATTCGCAGCGTATTGCCTTGCATTCTTATTGAAATTACTTAATGTAACAAAATACCCTCCAACAGCATCTGCATCTACAATTGCGCTGTGAAGCTTCTGAATATCAGGTCTTCCAATTGTACCCTGATTATGTCTTTTAACTTCCACAAACTTTGTTTTTCTTCCTTTACGGAGAATAATATCTTTTCCTCCATCATTAGATCCAGGAGTTACTTTAGCTTGGTAGCCAAGACTTTGGAATACATCAGCAACTAAAAATTCAAACTTTCTTGGGTCCATTTCTTTTAAATATTCTCGTGTTGTATTCATGGTTTCACGATTGATATGAATTTCCTCACGGGATACTTCTGGTACCTTCATTATGGATCCGATTAGAAAAATACCTATAAGTAATAAAATTGCCCAAATCATGCAATTCACCTCACTTTTAATATACCCAAGTGATGATTATTCTACTTTGTCTTCAATCCAAATGTCTTCAACATGCATATTTAGAGCTTTTGCAATGATATACGCATTCGTAAAGCTCGGAAGTGTACGATTCGTTACAAGGCTACTTAATGCAGACTCGCTTAAACCAATTTCTTTAGCGAAATTCCCTTGCCTGATTTCTTGTTCTGCAAAGATTACTTTCAACCTACATTTAAACCTCATATTTAATCCACCTACCTTTTTTTATGAATTCTCCCCATTCCGTTCTTGTCCTCCTATAAAAAAATAAATCCGAAGAAAAAATTTAAGTGTACAAACAAAAATTGAATTCTACAACATATACCTATATCAAGACCACGAGGAATACCAAGTGGAATCAAGGACATCTAGAGAGGAAGGCGATGGATGATGAGAGCAGGATATAGAGGTTTACCTCAAATGCAACTGTATCCGTCACAAATGCTTTACAATATGCTCGTTGATGTGGACGATGAAAATGAAATGCAATGTGTTTACGAACATATAGCACATCACAATATGCTACATGATCCGTCTTACATTGATTTAGTAGATATTTTAGGCGAGGAAGCATATGGCCCGTATAACGAAATCGGGGTACAAAGAAGGATCGATGCGTACTTTACTGCTTGTAAAGAAAAGGGTGGTGCATGATGCGTTGGCAATATTCACACTTAAACGAAACGCCTTATCTGTATCCATCGAAAGAATTAAGAGATATGTATAGGGGTTCGAATGGGAAGAAAGAAACAAGTGCAATTGTGGACCACATGGAAAGGCATGAGGTTTTTGATAATCGTGATTACAAAGGTTATTACCGTTTATCAAAAGATATAATAGATGATTTATATGAAGATGAAGATGAAGTGCTTGAGTGGGGAGACGTAATAAATGAGTATCAACCTGTAATGACAGCAAAGGGATTACAACTCATTCGAAAAGAGGGATTCAAATGACAATCGTTGGTGAAGCAGTAGTTGTATGGACGGCAACTGGCTTGTCAGTTATTACGATGAAGGTTGCAGAGAAAATGGGGCAGAGTGTTCCACATTGGCTTCCACGAATGACCATGTACACAACGCTTACAGGCTCATTCTTATATCTTCTACGTTATGTTCTCTTTGCGTTTCTATAAAGGAAGAAGGTTATGGAATTTGAGTTGCTAGGGTTAACAAGGAAACTCCCTTGTACGAACGGTGTTTATTTGCGAGGGAGTTTTATACCCAATTAAGGGTATAAAAAGGGGGATAATAATGATCGAATTATTATTGGTGCCAGCTGCAGGTTTAACAGTCGCATTGTTCGGTGATAAGTTCAAACGTAAAGATGATGATAAGCGAAAAATACAAGTGTTCTTTGAGGTATCTGGAATTGCGATCAAGAGAGAAGACAAATTGCATTATCCGAAGTTTCAAAAGCAAGTCGATGATGATCGCAGCACAACTTTTATTTATACCTTGCCCGTTGGAATGCCAAGTAAAATTATTCAAAAGGTCGAGGATGTTGTAAGTGAAGGATTAAATAAGCCTGTTCGAATCCAATACGATAATTACAGATTGAATATTCGTGTATTTCATAAAGAAATACCGAAGAAATGGGATTGGTCCACACGATTAGTGACAAAAGGAAAATGGTGTGTGCCTATTGGCCAGAGTTTAGAAAGAATTATGTATCATGATTTTGATGAAACGCCACACATGGCAATAGGCGGCTTAATTCGTATGGGGAAAACGGTGTTTTTAAAGAATATGTTTACCACCTTATCATTAGCTAATCCTGATCACGCGCATTTTTATTTAATTGATCTGAAAGAAGAAGGGTTGGAATTTAGTGAGTATAAGAAACTGCAGCAAGTTGAAATGATAGCAGAAACACCGCAGCAAGCGCATGCGATGCTAATAAAAGTCATGGAGAAAATGAGTGAGCGCGGAAAATTCATGAAAGAGCGCGGTATTAAGAATATTGTTCATACAAAAGAGAGAGATCGGTATTTTATCGTTATCGATGAAGGGGCAGTATTAGCTCCAGCGAAAGGATTACCAAAACCACATAATCAAATGTTAGAAGAGTGTCAATATATGATCAGTCATATCGCGCGAGTAGGTGGAGCGCTAGGTTTTCGAATTGTTTTTTGTACGCAATATCCTACTAGTGATTCATTACCGAGAGTAGTAAAGCAGATGTCTAATGCAAAATTAGGATTTAGATTACCTACACGTACTGCATCTGAAGTTGTAATTGATCAGCCAGGATTAGAAGTGCTGCCATCCATCCCAGGAAGGGCCATTTACATGAAAGACACCTTCACTGAGTTACAAGTCCCTTTTATTGAAGATGAGATCATGTGGAAACATCTTAGAGAATATGAGGTGGAGAAGGATGAGCACATTGAAACAATTGAAGAAGGAACGTCAAATGATGATACTTGCGACGATTAGAAAGCTCCAGTTTGCCACAAGAAGGCATTTAATGTGTGTGCATGATATGGGTGGTATACGCAATGCAAATCGAATTATGAAAGATTTAACACCTTTTATTAGTCGTGTTACTTACTATAAAGAATATGTTTACTACTTAAATAAAGAAGGGCATGCATTACTAGGGGAAGGAAAGGTTGTTTCTAGAAATAGAATGGAGCATGCAATACTGAGAAATGAAGCCTGGCTACAATTATATTGTCCCGATGACTGGCAAATAGAAACAGAAATAAAATATAGAAAAAATGGTGAGAAGAAAAGAATTATTCCTGATGTGAAGTTTCGCGATGAAGAAGGTATACTTCATGCCGTTGAGGTAGATCGTTCACAGAAAATGAAAGTGAATGATGAGAAGTTGAAAAAATATGAAGAACTTACGCAAATTTATAAACAGAAGCATAACGGGAAAATGCCAGTGATTCATTTTTTTACGGTGACAAAATACAGAGAAAAGAAACTGGAAGAGTTAGCAGCTAAGTATGATGTATTTGTGAGGGTTTATTTAATAGAAGAAATTTAAAAAAGTGTTAACAAGTTTGCAAACCGAATTGCAAACTAAACGAATACTTCTTAATAATGGTGAGAGGGAAATGGTCGCTGATATGTCCTCTAAACCCTTATATATTAACGCTTATTAACGTTGCATAATCATACATAAAACGTACTACTTCACCCGTACACAATCTGGGCACCATGTAGTAAAGAACTTAACAACTACTGGCTCCTCGCTTGCGATGATGTCTTTAAATTCCTGTTCTGATTTGATTTCTTTCATGTTTGGTTCTCCTTTTTCACTATCAATATTTTTGGTTGTTTAGTTGGTGTATTTGCTGTGAAACGAAAACTTCTAACGAGAGCCTTCTTTCCCAATAATTCGTTTGCAAATTGATCCACCGCAGTTTCTTGAAGTTCTGGTACAACATGGAAGTAATTATCCAATTTGATACCTACTCTGTTTAGTCCTAAAGTCCGCTTGTGATCTTTGAATGTACAACTTAGATACTAAAAACGAATATTAGGGACCTCACTTTTCTTTATAAGCTTTTTCATGAGCTGTGTCAAACTTCTGAATTGCTTGGGTTACCTTTATAAGTAGGGTAAATCAAGTTGTATTCATGATAGCCATCGCCATAACTTTCTTTTCCTCACATATTTATATGAGATGTTTATGAAACGACTGAAATGTAAAGTCAGATAAAACAAGCAATCTCTTTCCGGTACTTAGAGGAGGTAAACGGTGGATGATCATTACTCATAAATTTTATAAGTAATAAAACAACAAACAGGAAATTCAAAAAAGATGTAAGGAATGCATATATAATATTAGAGGAATCGTTATAAGAACTTATTTGTGAAGTTGTGAGAGAAGAAATTAGGGTGGTGTTAGCTGAGTTCCGGCAATAATCACAACCAAATAAAGTAACGTTGGCGAAAGGAGTGTGACTAACAGGATGGGGATGCAGATGTGGTAGAAAAAGACCATTATATTATTCTTTCAGAGGGGAGAATTAGAATGGTGAAATGGATAAAGAAATTATGTTCAAAAAACGCCCACCCTGCATTGTTTGTGAGAAACAAGAAGGTGAGCTTCACTTAAAAGAAACGAATTGAATTTGTGAAAATTGTGCCCCAGGTTACGCAGGAACAAGGTAGTGAAAGAGATACCTATACTCTT